ATCAGAATTTGCGCTGGATAATTCATCTTTGAGTTCTTCAACTTCTGATGGGTCTCTACCACTAGCTATTGCCAACATTGAAGATATACTACCTGTGAGCATTCCAATAATTCCAATTAATATATCACGGTTTTCTTCTACGATTTTTGTTGTTGATAAGAAATATATAAGCTCACAAATCAGAGCCATAAATACAACACTTGCCCACCATCCTCGTTTAGCTTTGTCACTTTTTGTAAATTGTTTTTTTACTTTATCTTCTTTGGACATGAATCTTCTCTAATGTAATGTTTATATTTATATTTATATTTTATCACAAAAAAACTTTTCTATAGATCAACTTTTTTAATCATTATATATGAGAAACCATCATCAATCGAACAAGTTCCGCTTAATGAAGTAATTTTTACTTTTAATGTTTTCGTACTACTACTAACAAAAACTGCAGCTGTTGATCCGTCTATACCTACTTTATTGTCCTGTGTAGAAGATCCTTTTGTACTTTGCTCAACATCGTCTATAAGCAAATTCCAGTCTGCATAGTTTGCGATTAAATTAGAATTGTTTATTCCAATGCAACATGTTATTAAATAGTAGCCCGTTTGTAGTACTATATTGTTTGAATTGATTGTACAACCCGTGTTATTATATATTGAAGAAGTATTAATATTTACAATATCATTTGCTGACAAATTTCCTGAGTTATTTGTTTTTGTTAACAAAACTTTCATTTCTCTTTTATTTAATGAGTATGACATTTCTTATATCTCTATTTTTATTATCTTTAAGTTTGCCCTAGCAACATCTTGAGAAGTTGTCATTGATGCAGCTACAGAGTAGTTTGGATAATGTGAGTTTCCAAAGTGTATAGCAATATCGTCTCCTCGAGAAACTCCACCTGCACCGGTGTAACTACTTTCAGGTAATTGGCAACCCATAAGATGATAATTAGATGTATTTCCGCTATAAGTAATTCTTGCTATTCCATATGTATTAGTGTCAGCTGAAAAACATGCTTCACTATAATATGAAATATCATCATCAGAATTAATATTGTCTCCATTCATAGAAAGCCAATTGACGTTAAACGTGTTAAACGTCGGGTTAGTAGTTCCTGATATTTTTCCAATATCAAATGGAGAAATATTTTCATTTGATGTGTTTAGTATATAACTCATTATAACCTCCAAATACAGCATCTAGGTTTTGTATAATATGTTCCAGGAGTTGTGGTATCAACTGCTGTTGTGCCTACGTCTTTAAGTCTTAACTCATATGTATTACTATTGCTAGTAACAAAAATTGCCTTTTCGTCTGCAACGATGTCACCATATCGACCTTCAGCATAATTATTGCTGCCAGCGACTTTGCCAATAATTCCTACATGTTGTGAATTTGTTACATCATACCACTGAAATGTTGTGTAATCGTTTAACCCTGTTTGCAGTATAAACGCTTCAAGTATATATGTCTTATTATCATTTGGTATTGTAAATTGTGAGCCACTTTTTGTTAGCGTAAACGTAGATGAAAAAGTTGTATCTAATGTTGACCACGTCACAGGTTGATCAGCTGACAAGGATGATACTGAAGCTCCGTAATAAACATTTAAGTCGCCTACTATAATTGGTTTTGAATTAGAGTTGTAACTCATATTTGTCCTTTGATTAATAGTAATATATATGAAATTGATGTGTATATCCAACCAATATAATAGTTCAAGTCTATACCTGACATTACGAAAAACAGGTTGTTTGCATGAAAACTATTTGAAGAGTGTATTAGACCAATAATTAAATAGATAAACAAAATTATTGAAATCCTATAAAAAACCCACCATGATACTTCTTTTATTGTTTTATTTCTTAAACTTACTTTAATTTTTCTTGCGCCTCCAAGTCTTTTAACTTTTTCGCCGCTCTGAGGGGGTTGTATGTGTGATTCTTCTAGACCCATAACAAATATTTGTTCTGGCTTTTTAACACCTTTGAATTGATATAGACCTGCAAGTGCTATTTTTGCATTTTTTGGAATGAACCTATTTGAACTTGTTCTTTCTTTAAATTTAATATAAGCAGGTTTACTTAATAATATTTGATTAGGGCCACAAATACTCATAGTTCTAGCAGCAATATTTTTACCTATACCTTCAAGATTTATTCTCTTTCCTCCCGCTCGAACCATATGCTCTTCAGACTTAATGATGAGCATCTTATCCCAATGAATTCCTACTCTACTTTGAAATGGTATTTTTTTCTTTTTCAAGAAAGCTTTGTATTCAAAGCCAAATGCTATAGCATCTTGAACTGTTCCAAAATACATTAGATGCCCATCACTTGAATCTACCAGCTGTCCGTTGTGCTTAGCAATAAAACTCATTACATATCTATCATGAATACCAAACCACTGAGCAGCAACATGTGAGCCGTTTCTTTGAACAAATTTAGTACTTCCTATAATGTCTGTAAGAACTATTGCAATATAATCCTCTACCATTGTGTCTTTAAAATCATTGTTCATTTATACACACGCATTTATCTTGCATTTGAAGACAATTACTACAAATACAATCAGGCCATACACATCTTGTTGCAATAATCTTGCATTTACAATTGTATTTAACACATTCACAATCTTTGTCGTCTATATTACACAGAGGACAGATAAGCTCGTCAGGAATATCTTCTGCAAAGTTTCTTAAATATTTTCTTTCTGAAGACATTTTTTAACCTTTTAGCCTTTATGTTAATAATTATTCTTATAATATACTAAATAGGACAATATTAACAATGTTAGATAAAACGCCGTTAAAGAGCAAGAAGTTTATAGCATATCTAATCGCAGACTTTGGCTGGAAAATTATAATAATATATATGCTTATGCATTTAAAGTCTAAATTAGAGACGCAAGAACTGACGTTCCTTCTAACAGTAGTTATTACAAGTGGAATAATACAAATTGGTTACATTTTAGGTCAAGCTGCGTTAGATAAATATATAAATGCAGCTGTTGAAATATTTGATAGAGACGAAGATTCAGATAAGAAGAGAGAAAATAATGAAGAATAACTTGTTAGTAGAAAAACTCGAAGTTGATAATTGTGAGATATTTTTAGACAAAGCTGAATCTTTGTATTTAACAGAAGAAGTAATTAGTTTAAAAAACAATAATTCGCTTAATATTGATAGTGTAAGAAGGATTTTAAAAGTTTTTAAAGAAAATAACACAGTAAATTATTATTCTAACAAGGATATTAACAACATTTCAGAAAATTTATTAAATAACGTAAAAAAAAACTAATTAAAGAAGAGTTAGGGAGAAATTTTTCTACGCAAAAAGGTGTGTTAAGCACAATTAACGACACTGGATCAGTAAGTCCAGAGAAACTTGTAGCTGCTAAAGGTTTTGATACATCAAATTTTTTTAATGAAGATGATGATGATGAAGAAGAAAACTTTGTTGTTATTAGAAATCTTTTGACAAAAATAATTGTAAATGATAAATAAAGTTTTCTATAATACTTTTATCTTCTAACCTTCCTTTTTAATATATACTTTTCTCTATATAATAAATTGTGAAAAGCCTGAATAACTTCTTTAGTTATGTCTTCAACTTTAGAATCAAAATCTTTGTCAATTTTTTCTACATTGTTAAATTCAGACTTAATAATGTCTTTGACCTTTTTTTCAATTTCTTTTTTTTTAAATTTATCTAATTCTTTTTTAATTAATGACTTAATTTTTTTTAAATCAGATTTAGTTAAGTTTTCGTTTACCATTTGTATACCTCTAAATTTATATAGGACTTAAATTTGAATAATAATGACTGGAATAAGTATTTTCCTTATGACAAACCTCGAGAACAACAGGAAAGAGTAATCAATAAAGTTCTTGAAGAATTTAAAAGTGGAAAGAAATATGCTATTGTTGACTGTGGTACTGGTATTGGAAAATCTGCAATAGGTCTGACAATTGCAAGATCAATAAACAACAGTTCAGAATTTAGTGGTACATTTGAGAGTGGAGCTTATTTTTTAACAACTCAGAAGATATTGCAAGATCAATATGAGAAAGACTTTTCTAAAACGTCAGGTCTCGTGTCATTATATTCTTCCTCAAACTATAGCTGTAAGAATGATAAAAAAGCTTCATGTAAGGAAATACAGTCTGGATTAAGAGCTAATAGTCTTCCTAAGAAATTCAATAATTGTAGTTATGATTGTGCGTATAAAAAGAAAAAGAAAGACTTTATTGAAAAAGAGTTGGGTATAACAAACTTTAGTTATTTTTTAACTGAAAAGAATTATAGTCAAAAAGTTCCAAACAAAAAAGTGTTAGTGATTGATGAGGCGCATAATCTAGAAAACGAGTTATCTAGATTCATAGAAATAAGTATATCATCATACTTTTCAGATAAAATATTAAAGTTAAAGGTTCCTAATGATTTAAATACACAGTTTAAAGCTTATAAATGGATTAAAGATATATACTATCCAGCAGTAAAGTCTAAATGTGAATTCATTAGTAAACAACTTTCAAAGTTTGGTATAACTTCTAATAAGCTGGAAGAGTTCCAAAAAATAACAAAAAACTTCGATATGTTATCTGCGCACGAAAAGAAAATACTACAGTTTATTAGTTTATATGATAGAGATAATTGGATATTTGACATTGAAGAAAAACAACAAAGTAATAAAAGATTTGTTTTTAAACCAATAGACGTTTCTCATTATTCAACTCAATATTTGTTAGACTATGCTGACTATATTGTTTTTATGTCTGCAACTATTATTTCGCACGAAGGGTTTAGTCTTACACTTGGTTTACCTTTTGATAAAACTGTATCGATAAAAGAAGACTCGCCATTCCCATCAGCTAATAGACCCATAATATTTTCTTCGTGTGGAAGTATGTCTTATAAAAATTTGCAAAATACACTTCCGAACATTATTAAATCAATTGATGCTATACTTGAAAATCATAAGAACGAAAAAGGAATAATACATACACATAGTATAAAAATAGCAGAGAGTGTTTATAAGAAGTTACAACGCAAATATAAAAGCAGACTTTTAATTGCTTACGGCAATGATAGAGATAAGATGCTTAAAAAGCATATGTCTTCAAAAAACCCAACTGTTTTATTATCGCCCTCTATGTCAGAGGGTGTAGATTTAAAAGGAGACCTTTCAAAATTCCAGATTTTATGTAAGGTACCTTTCCCGTATCTAGGCGATAAAGTAACTAAGAAAAAAATGTCTAAATGGAATTGGTGGTATGATACACAAACTGTAAGAACTATAATACAAAGTGTAGGAAGAAGTATTAGATCTGAAAAAGATACCGCTGTGACATATATATTAGATGATGACTGGAGAAGACTTAAGGGTAAATCTAAAAATCTATTTCCAGAAAGTTTTTTTAAAAACTATCACGAATATTGAGGGAAAAATGAACGAACAAAAGCTTACGGGCGCAGGAATAATTTGTTATATAGATAATACAGAAGGTCTAATAGAAGAGCTAGAAAAAGACTATTTGTTTCTTACATTGGAAGACAAAAACAATCAATATGATTTTCCTAAAGGCGGCCTTAATGCTAATGAGTCGATATTGGACTGCGCTAAAAGAGAAGCGTATGAAGAAGCTAATATTACATCATTAAATATAGATAGACTTTTAATAGACAGGATAGACAAAGCACATATCTGCGGAAGTGGTTTAGTTTTGTTTTTAGCTAAATTAGACATACATTCTATTGAAAGTATTGAAATAAAATTTAACTATGAAATAAATGATTACGAGCACAAGCAAGAATTTTTCTATTTAACAAAAGAAAGAGTATTAGAAAAATTGCCTTTTTATTTAAACAAAAGTCTAGACTGGGCTTATAATATAATAAAAAAAGCGAGCCATGAATAGTCAACTTCTTGAATTATTTTATAAATTAAAAAAATTTAATAATAAATTTAAAAATAAAAAGTTAAGGTTTATAACAAATGATTGTGTATACGAAAGCAACTTTTTCTATACATATCTTTTACAACAATGTGAAGTATTAAAAGAAAGCCCATATAAAGACATTCTATTTAATTACTTGATAAAATCAGAAAATGTATATCCAGGAAGCTCTTATTATCTAGTAGAAAAGCTTTTGTTGAAATTGAATGGTAATAATAACGAAAGTATCAAAGTTAAAACAGAGAGCAACTTGTTTAATTTCAAGCGTTATTTGCAAAAAGTTTCTAGCAGGCAAGAATATGTAGATTTATTTTTGAGCATACTACACTTTAGCGGGCCCGATGCTGTGTTGACGTGTAAACCTACAAACAATATTGAAACAACAGTAGTTAAAAAAAATAATACTAAATTCGATATAAATATACATGAAAGTTTTAGCGGAATATATTTTTCAAATCAAAGAGAGACAACTAAAGAGTTTATAACTTCTGTAATGGATGTTTACATTGAAAAAGAGTCTGAGATAATGTCTTTAATGAATTATGCTAGTGAACAAAAAATGCCTGTTGTATTAGTATGTAGAGGAATATCAGACTACGCGGTGAAAGCATTAAGAAATATAATACTCAAAAGTGGTGTATATATTTACCCGTATATTGCTAAATTTGACAATGAAGATCCATTCATTATGAATGATTTGTCAGACGCATTTGATATTAATTTATTTTCATTAGAGTCAGGCGACAGTCTTTATACAGGTATAGTTGAAAAAACAAGTTGTAAAAGGTTGAAGCTCAAGCCTGAAAGTATTGAAGTATTTAAAATAAACAAAACTTTAGTTGATAAAATTAACAAACAAATAAGTAAAGCTGATGGTGAGGTTAAGAAGTATTTATTGAAAAGAAAGAACAGGATTACACCTAACATTGTAGAAATACATATTCCTAAAAGTAACATAAAGTTTATAGACGAAATAAAAAGTCTTATAAGATGTTACAATAGTTGTATAGTGTTTGGGCTATTAGAAGATGAAAATAAAAACATAATACCTGTAAGAGAAGACTTAATAACAAAAACATTGTCTGATAAATTGTTTGATTGTTTAAACAATATTGGGTGTGTTGTAATAAAGGATAAAAATGTCTGATCATATTAAACATTTAATTGAGTGCCAATGTGTTCTTAATATTTTTAAAAACAAAACAAGGCCTGTATTTCATAAATTCAAGGTGTTTTCACAAATAGATGAGAATGATAGTATTAAAGAAAAGTATGTTATTTGCAATAATTGTGATATTGTACATAGAGTTTTTGAAGTTTGCAAAAGCGAGATAAAATGGGGGTCAGAAAATTTAAAAAGCTTAGTTACTACTAAAGATGATATAAAATTCAATCTTGAATCTAGAAACTTTGAAAACATTGTAATAGAGTTAGAGAAAAACAATATAGACTTGTGTGAATGGGAGTATATAGAATATTTATTAGACAATAAAAAAGAAGGACAAATAGTATTAAACAAAAGTGAAATTGATAATAATATAGTATACAATGTTCTTTACATTAAAAATGAAAATTTTTCTATTAAAAAAGAAATTCAACAAAGGTTTTTGTAAATGCTTGATCCAAACAAAATTGATGATTTGAAATCAATCGAAAAATGTAGAAAAATAGCAAGAGAAGTTATTGACTTTGGAGTAAACGAAAAAGAGATGATTAAGTTAATAGGTATTTTGTCTCTCGAACTAGAGGACATAAGTTTAATGAAAAGAATTCATTCTCTTTTTAATGAAGAAAAAATTAATGATAGTAAAGATATTAAAAAAGAAAAAATAATTATTTGAAAGGAAATCAAATGTCTGATAATGTTGATAGTATAGACACGGATGATAGTGACTACGTAGTGCCAGAAAGTATAAGTGAATTTTATGGGCAAGTCAAGCTTTTAGTTGAATCTATGGAAGAGGATGCGCTTAAAGCAAACAAAGGTAATAAGGCTGCAGGTGTTAGATTGAGAAAAAGTTTAAGATATTTAAAGTCAAGATCAGGTGAGTTTGTTAAGTTTACTTTAGGTAAGTAATTTATTTAATTTGACTAAAGAATTTTTTTCTATTTGACACACTCTCATTCTTGTTATATCAAATAGATCACCTATATCTTGTAATGTCATGTCTTTATTCTCATTAACTTTGTTAATAATGCAGTTATTTGATGTAGATAGATCATGCCAGTATCTACACTTTTCATTGACGCAAGCCTTTTCGCAATTTTTATGAGCTGTGAAACAAGATATATTTGAGTTTTTAATAGCCATTATAAAACCTTTCTATTTATTATTAAGATATAATTAGTATTATAGAAGTGGAAGGAAGGTTTTATAATGGCTATTAAAAACTCAAAAAAATTGTTTATTATTGATACAAGTGTTCTTTTGTACGATAGAAGTTGTATAGAGAATTTAAAAGGAAACGATATTGTTATTCCGCTTATTGTTCTTGAAGAATTAGACAAATTCAAGGCTAGAGAAGGAATCTTAGGTGAAAATTCTAGATATTTCAATAGATTTCTTGATGATTTAAGAAAAAAAGGTAGCTTGCACAAGGGAATATATATTGAAGAAATAAATGCGTTAATAAGAATAGAAACAAATAATTGCTGGTTAGGATTAGAGAATCTAGATTCAAAATCAAATGATAATTTAATAATAGCAACAGCAAACTATCTTAGGAAAAGTTCAAATGATTATGAAGACATTATAGTAATTACAAAAGATATCAATCTAAGAGTAAAATGTGATGCAATAAACATAGCAGCAAATGATTATTATGCTGACTACGAATTTTTAATAAACAAAAACACATATTCAGGAATTAACCAGATTGAAGTTGAAAGCAACATAATTGATGATATATACAATAATAAGTATATTGCTTTATACAAGGTTCCAGCGCTTACAGAAGTACACGAAAATGAATGTATTGTCCTTAAATCAAAAGAAGAGTCATCATCAGCTTTAACTATTAAAAAATTCAACAGTCTAGTTTTAGCTTCGACAAAGCAAGATATCTTTAAAAAGACTAAAATAGAAGCTAAAAACAAAGAACAGATTTTTGCGCTAAATCTTTTGTTAGATGAAAGAATATCGTTGATGACGATGACTGGAGTTCCTGGTAGTGGAAAAACATATTTGGCGCTAATGACAGCGCTAAGTGAAATTGAAAAAGAAAATAAGAAAAGAATAATATTCACAAGACCTATTCAAACTGTGGGTAAAGATATTGGTTTCTTACCAGGCTCTTTAAGTGAAAAAATGGCGCCTTGGTTGTCACCTATAGTAGACAATTTCAGGAATCAATTTGGAGATATGTCTTACTTTAACTTGATGATGGAAAAAGGTACAATTGATGTAGCACCTTTATCTTATATTAGAGGAAGAAGTTTCAATGATGCAATTATAATTGTAGACGAAGCTCAAAACGCAACAGTTCATGAGCTTAAAACTATTATTACAAGGACTGGAAAAAATTCAAAAATATTGTTATTAGGTGATATTGAACAAGTAGATTTGCCATATGTAAATAAGTTTTCAAATGGTTTGACAATAGTAACAGAAAAGCTCAAGAACGAAAAGCTTGTAGGTCATGTTCACTTTGAAAAAGGATATAGATCTGACTTGGCTAATGCAGCTGCAAAACTTTTATAGGAGAAAATATGTCATCAAAGATATACGATCAAAACAGACTCAGGAAAAACTACCCGTTGCTTAGAGTAAAGCCTGTTTATTCACAAATAGTTGTAGGAGAAGCAGGTAATATTGGAGGTATTGATGTAGAAACAGCTATAATACCCTTTGTAGACTCATTTTCTGGACAGTACTCATTCCAGAAGACATATACAGCAATACCTACAGTTGCTATATCACCTGAGACAGAAAATGTAAATATATTTGTTACAACATTAACAAATTCTGAAATTATAATACAGAGTTCAGCTCCTTTTACTGGGAGTGTTCATTTGCAAATATTTAGCGAGGACTGATCTATGTTGTATGAACATGGCAATTTTTTGTTTGGACAAGATGAGACTATAAAAAGAATTGACTTGCAAAAGGCTTATCAGACTAGTCCTGTTGTAAAAATATCAAATTCTGAAGACTTAACTTTACATTTAACCGAAGTTCAAAATAGTTATTTTGTTATCAATAAAAATACCAACAAGTCAACAACTGTTTATTACGTAGTTATAGAAAGAAGTTAAACAATGTCTACAAGAGACTTTTTAAGTAATCAAATAAAAGTAAAAAAAATAATTGGGTCAGAATCGCAAGGACCAAAATTGATTGTCTATCCTGATACGAGTTCAACAGACAGTATCGGAGGAATTAATTCCGAGATGTTAGGCAACGTAGGCACTGATACGTTTCTATTCGTTAGCGGAACTATTTGTGGAAAAGAAAGAAATATACCTCACTCTGTCACAGTCTTTGGTGGTGATGTCGTTATTAGTGGATCTTTACACGTTGAAAAAGGAAATACTAGTTTATGGGAGATAGACCCTGATGACAGCAATAATTTGGTGCCTACTAATATTTTAGACGGTGATACTGGTTTGTTTGCGTTAGACTTCAATACAACATTAGATAATGGTAATATTGAAACTGTACAATATACAATGACAAATAGATCTTATGGCAATGATAAATACTTTGAGTTTGATGGTGATGAAAACGTAACGCCTAGAGACATAGAAAATGAAAACAGCATATGTTTGTTAAACGTAGTTAATGGAAACGCTTAAAAAGGATTGATTTAAATGGCAGATATAGAAAAATTAGTATATTACTCGAATGGTAGTAAAAAAGTTCTAAAGTCTTCTGATAGACTTGTTATTCAAAGTGGCGGGTTAGCATTTGAAGGAAGTACAGATGATGACTATGAAACACAATTAGCTGTCGAAGATCCGACAGCTGATAGGACTTTAACATTACCAAATGCTACAGATACGTTAGTAGGGAAAAATACGACAGATACATTAACAAATAAAACTTTGACTAGTGCAGTATTAAATACGGGAGTCTCAGGTACAGCTATCAAAGATGAAGATAATATGTTATCTAATAGTAATACTCACTTAGCCACACAACAGTCTATTAAAGCTTACGTTGATACACAAGTATCTTCATCATCATCAGTTTCAGCTGATGATATTACAACAGGTGACGCTGCTGTTACTCTTGCAACATCAACCGGAAATATTACTTTAGACGCACAAGGTAGTGATACAGATATTATCTTCAAAGGAACAGACGGTGGTTCTGATACAACATTTTTGACATTAGATGGATCTGCAGCAGGTGCAGCAACATTCAATTCAGGTATAACTGTAGGTGGAAATTTAATACCTTCATCTGCAAATACTTACTCTTTAGGTTCATCTACTGCTGAGTGGAGTGACTTATATATGGGTGATGGCTCTAAGATTTATCTTGGCAATGATCAAGACGTTTATTTAGAGCATGATCCAGATGACGGCATACAGATGCACATGTCAAGTGAAGGAGCTATTGAACCTACTTTCTCGATTGTTCATAATAATGCTTCTTCACACTATCAAGGTCCGTCTCTTCAATTACATAATACAACTATGGATTCTGCATCTGACTTAATAGGATCCATAAGATTTACGGGTGCCAGTGTATCATCATCTACAGTGTATGCTTCAGGATTAGGTGGTAATTCTGGAACAGGCACAAATATTTACTTTAATGTATGTCCATCCGGGGCAACTCAACAAACAGCCTTAGACATTACAGGTGTAAGTAATACAAACGGAACAATTGTTCGAATTAATGATCACAACGGCTCTACAACAGGACTTAAACTCGGTAATACACTTGTAACAGCATCTGGGACTGATTTAAATATTCTTGATGGTGTAACATCAACAACTTCTGAAATCAATCTACTTGATGGTGGCACAGCTGTTGGGTCTTCAATAACAGTAGCAGATGCTGACGGATTTATTATTAATGATGCAGGAATAATGAAGACAATTCCTGCATCCGACCTTAAGACATACATTGGCGCTGGCGCTGCTGATGATATTACAACTGGCGATGCAGCAGTTACTCTTGCAACATCTGCAGGCAACATTACGATTGACGCACAAGGTAATGATACAGACATTATCTTCAAAGGAACTGATAATATTGCTGACATTACCATGCTTACATTAGATGGTTCAGCAGCAGGTGAAGCTACGTTTAATGCTGGAATAATTACTGGAGGAAACATAACCCCCGCAGCGTCAGACACATATTCTTTAGGATCATCTTCAGCTGAATGGTCTGATTTATATTTAGGCGATAATTCTAAGATTTATTTTGGAAATGATCAAGATGTATTTTTAACACATAGTAGTGATAGTGGGTTATTCTTTGAAATGAATAGTTCTATTCAGGATTTAGGTGATCCTAGTTTTACAATTAGAACAAACGTCGCAAATACTACAGCTAATGGTCCTAGCGTTACATTACAAAAAGTATATACACAAGCAAATGACTTAATAGGAAGAATAATATTAAGAGGGAATAGCGATTATCACTCTGTTTTTGAAACAAAGTATTTAAGCAGTACAGCTGATAGTGAATATTCACAATTAGATATGAGAGTATTATCAGGAGGAACTTCTGCAATAAACACGGGTGCATCAGGTATTACAATAATGGGTAATGCTTCAAGTAGTGTGCCTGAAGTTTTGAATAATGGTCCGACAGGTCTAAAAGTAGTACCAGGTGACCCTAGTTCTAGAGCTAATTATTCTCATATATATTCTAAAGACGTGTCAGCATCAGCTGAAGTTTTTGTTCAAGACGAAGCAGGAAATGTAACTCAGATTTCTCCTCACAGTGAAGAAGGAGATTGGATATATTGGTCTGAAAATGTTAAGACGGGTAAGAAAGTGAAAGTTAATATGGAGAAAATGATTAAGAGATTAGAAGTAATAACTGGTGAATCATTTTTTGAAGAATATGTTGAAGGAAACTAGCATTTTAATAGTATCATAAATAAAAAATTAAAAATCAAGAAAGATATTATTTAACTAATTAAAAAGTATATTTAGATTAGAAAAGTAAAACAGGAGTCAGATATAAAATGGCAACAAAAAATTTAGTACCTAGAACAAATAATGAAGGCGAGTTGGGAATATCAACCAGAAAATGGAAAGGTATAAATGCAGTTAGTGGTTCTTTTGAAGAAATTCAAGTAAAAAGTTTAAAAGATTCCGCTGGCCAAAATCTTATAGAAGCAGGGACCAATGTAACCATAGATTACGCCGATAACAAGATTAAAATTAATTCTACCGGTGGCGGTGGAGGAAATACTGACAAAATAGAAGAAGGAGCTTCTTCTGTAGAGGTTGTTGATAATGTAGATACATCTACAACTACTGAAATTATATTTAAAATGGAAGGACAAAAAAGATGGTCAATTGATGCAAATGGACATTTCCTTCCAGCAGCAACAGACTTATATAATATTGGTGGTCCTGGTTATAGAGTAAATCAATTACATTTAGAAACTGATGCTTTAATATTTAAATCACTAAATGTACTTGAATCTAGATTAAATGTTACTGGTAAAAGCAAATTGCAATTTGGTGTGCTAGCTGGCAACATGATAGCTTATGACAATATTGTAACTGCAAAGGCCGACGTTAGAGTTGCAACTGTTGAAAATTTTGCAGGAACTTATAGTTTTACAAACTTAACTGCAACTGCTTCAAGTGCTTTAGAGATAGACGGCATTACACTTGCAGCAGATGACAGAGTTCTTCTTAAAGATCAAACAATTGCAACACAAAACGGGATATACAAAGTATTTGTTACTGGGAGTAATAACTCTGCGCCAATACTTCAAAGAACATTAGATTTTAATGAGGGTTCTGATTTTAGCAATGTTAAAGTTAGCGTTTTGGAAGGTACAAAAAATTCTCAAAAAATATTTTTTACTGTTCCAACAATATCAGGTGAGTCTTTAACTCAAACGAATAATTTAAAATGGTTAGATATAAGTGGAGGGGGTGGAGGTCTAGAAAAAGTAGAGGATGACTCAGCGCCTAAATTAGGTGGCGCATTAGATGTTAATGGTAAAAGTATAATAAACTCTGCTAATACGGGTATTATTGTTAAAACTAATAACCTTACGCAAAACTATCCTACTGGTGGTATAATGTTAATGGACAATAATACCACCAGTAATACCTATGGCAAACACAATTACTTGCAGATTATGCCTCCGACTGACACATCTGGGGACACTACAAGTCGACTTAGTTTTATCAGTTCAGATTATTCTAACTTTTTGCACATTGAGTTTGATCCATCTTTGTGGCATATGAGTCAATCCTTAGGTCTGCATCATTCTTTTAGATTTCCTGCGCTTGTGCAAAATGAAAAAGACAATGGATTTTCTACTTTTGCAACACAAGAATGGGTTATACATCAAGGATATGCAACAAATGCTATACAGACAGCTGATAATGCATCATTAACGTCACTTCTAATCACAACTATGGGTACCAATGCCAGCAATGCAGCAACTAAAAGCTATGTAGATTCAAAAGCTATGGGTGTTAGTAAAGTACTAGACACTTGTAAAAGAACAACAGTCAATGCAATTAGTACTTCTGATGCTGGTTATGATTCTACTAATAAAAGATTTACAAGTGTAGCGCAAGAAGACATAAATACATCAACTGGCTTTGATTCAAAGAATACAAGTGCAAGTCCAGCTGAAACGGATCTTGTATTCGGTGATAGAATTCTTGTAAAAGATCAAACAAATGCAACACAAAATGGTATTTATAAGGTTACAGCTGTAGGTACATTAAACTCAGAATATTGGGTATTAGATAGAACAACTGACTTTGATACCGCTTACGAAGCAAATGGAACTTTTGTATTTGTTACTGAAGGTACACAATTTGGTAGTAATGGTTTTGTTTGTACTAGTCCTACAACAGCGGATACAGTTGGTACAGATAATATTAGTTTCGCAATAAATTCTGCAGCATCTAGAACTACAGTTGCTGACCCGCTAACTAAATCTAACAATCAAATTTCTCTAAACTTAGATGGTAAAACACTTGGACTTATAGAGATCAATAACAGCGGAACACCTGATACGTTAGGAATTAAATTAAACGGCAGCGCGCTGGGAAGTTTAAATTCTTTAAACAACGATGATTTGTTTTACGTTGAAAGACAAAACAATGACGGTGGCATAGCTTTTAAAGCGCGAAGATTAGATACACATAATTCTACAAAATTAAAAACATTTATTACAAACAGCACAGATAATCAAGTCAAAGCTACATACACAACAGGTACGTCTCCTTTGTTTAAAGATGAATTTTTGATACAGCTTACTAAAAAAGCGATAACTGAGCAGACTGTATATGATCCTGACATATCTGTTAATGGTGAAGTTCAAAGTGATGATTACTTATTGATTGCTGATACATCAGATACAACAGATACTAATTTACGCAAAATTAAGGTTGAAGATTTAAAGATTAAAAACTTCGATATTCATAGCTTACCTGAAGATGAAACTGATCAATTGACAAGTGACGATGAAATTGCTGTTTATGATATTGGTACAAGTAAAAATGTTAAAGTAACAATAGCAGAATTGTCTACGTTATTATCTTCAACTGGTAGCGGAAGTTTAACTTATAAAAAAGTAGAAAACCAATCAACAGATCTTGCACTTGATGCTATAGCTAATATGCACTATCATATAATACAAAATGATCCTGGCGGAAACATAAAGTATACCTTAGACTTGGTGAGTACAGCGGAGACATTTACTGCTGGTGATATGATTAAAGTAACAATGTCTCCTAAAAATCAGTATGAGCTAAATCCAGATCATGCAAGCTTTACACAATCAGGCTCAGATAATATTGTTCAAGTAACTTTTAGTGCGAATACTATTGTAAGCTATAATCAAAATGATTTTGTTAGACCTTTAGAATTGGTTTATAATGGAACAAATTGGACTAGTTCACTTTCTAGTACACGTGAATCGTTTAATCAAGCAGACTTAACTCAAACTAGTATAGGTAACGATTTAACTTCTTCTTCAGACTTTAATAAATACTCAAACTATTTTGTTAATGATGAAGATGAAAATCTAGCCTTTGATATTGACAGCGCAGCAAATGCATTAAGTTATGGGTTTAAAGCAGGAGACAAAAAGACTATATACTTTACGCATTCAGCAAACAAACAAGTAACAATAACTTCAGCTGCATCAGATATTTTGGCCAAAGGTACAGCATTTGGTTCAAATAGCAATGCAAAAACTATTAAATTTACAAATGATGGAGTAAATAAAGTTTGTTTAACTTTGGTTAAAGTTGATGTTGACTCAACTACAGTTAATTCGCCTAGATGGATTATAGAGTATGTTTTAGATAGTGCACCAAGTGGTTTACCAACTGGAATTGCTACACACGTGTTAAAATCTGATGGTACTACTTGGGCTGGGGGAAAAATAGCTTCAGAAAATATGGGTCCTGGCTCTGTGACAGGAGGCACTACCGATAGTATTATATCATCAAAAACAATTGTTGGTGGTGACTCTGGTAATATTGACGATCATACTATTGACAATAAGCGACTTGTTAAAAGAGCTAACAAGAACGTTCTTGGTGTTTTAACCACAAATACAGCTTCTCCTCAAGCAGTAGGTGATATTACTGTTGTTACTGATTTAGGTGATTCAAGCAATACTTTTAATGACACAAATTTAGTAACAGCAAAAGCTATAAGGAGTTATGTTAGTAATGAAATACAAAATGTATCATCCCCGGAGACTGTTAATATTGAAATGGAATATAAACATCTATGGACGGCAATGGAAATACTACCTAACACTGAAAATATAATTCCTGCGCAAGCTTTATTATATCATGATCCTATATTTAGCTATCCATCAATTCCCAACAAGCTAAATTATTTCATATATACTCCTATTAATCAAGATACTTGGGTCGCTGCGGGGAGAAATCTTTTTGCGCCCATCTCTATGGCAATATTACATGGACAGGGAGTTTTAGATACAGGAACAAAAGTTATTTTACCGAAAGTAGGTCATTTATATGATACGCTAATTGATAGACAAAACAACAATATCAAAACCGTTATCTCGATCTCTACCGGTCTGAGGAAAGCAGATGACAGAGCGTCAAGCCCAACGGAGGCAAGTGTTGTTGTTGATTATCCTTTCGCTTTAGAGATTAGCAAAGAAGATGTTAGTGCTATAGATTTTTGGAAATATTATGGTGAGGATGGAACAAAGATTAATCCCCTAGCTGAAATGAGATCGTCGACGCCTTCATCTCAATTATTAGTAAGTGATTCATATGTTACTGATACTGCTGACACTTGTTGTTATGTTTCGTTAGGCAACAATACCTATAATGCAAAAAGCTATGGAACAGCCGGCAACCCTTTGTATCCAAGAATAACTTATACAAATACTGAAGGTATTGAAACAAAGACATTTGACTTAAAACATTCTATAAGCTATTCATCGTATCCTAAAGAGTTATTTGCAGGTGATACTTATAATAGCACCACCGACCAGACCAACCCGGGGTTACGGGACACTGCAACAGGATTAATGGACCTCTCTGGAGCAACCCTAGACGGTTCAGGTCGGACGAAGTGGCATTCGCATCTCGTACAGACCGGGCCCAATGATTCATCACTGCCAAGTTACTGGTCCGCATCCCCCGGAAACTTTCCTCCAAGGACTGTTAAGCTTAAAAGATCATATACAGACGCAAACGGCGCAACATTTGATGAAGAATCAGAATTTTATGACTTGACACACACTCGCAGCCCCTTCGGGTCCTCAACGCAAGCCAACACCAGGATGGCGAACACTTCAGCCACAGACTCAAATAAAATTGGCGACCCCTATGGATATTTCCGCCGATTCGTCCGATCGAGAAGCTTGATCGTTTGGAAGGAATATGATTTAGTAGCAAAACCACAAATTAAAGACGACAACGGCAACATCATCCAGCATAAGCATATAGAATTTTCAAGAATTAATTCTGCTGGAGGATCACCATCAATTAGGATGGCAAATCATTCAGCTTCTATCACAGGTGACTTCAGAATGCCTATTACATCAAGATGGCCGGAATAAATAAAAAAAAGGAATATTAAAAAATGATTAATTCTATTAGTTTAGTTAACTCAAGAATAGAAGAAAACTTTGATCTTGCAATATCAATGTTAGATGTATTTTATATTGATGGCAATAATATAGAAATAGATGTCGTACAAATTGGAAATGCTATTGAACTTCAAACGTTGTTTGATGTTAATATTGCAAATGTAGCTAATAATCATTTCCTAGTATATGATAGTAGCACGTCTGAATGGGTAAACAAATCAGCAGTAAATGCATTAGTCTCACTAGGTTTAACAGCAAATGCAGTTGAATTGAATTATAATGACATATCAACATTAGGATTAGCTGAAGCTTCAAAAACTTTGACGTTTGATTCAAGTGGTTTAACAACATTACCAGATAATTTTAAAATTCAAATTGGTACTGGGAGCGACTTGAAGTTATATCACGACGGTACAGACTCATTTTTAACAAATGCAGTTGGTGTGTTAAAGATAGCAACAGAAACAAGTGGAGTGCCTGTTCAAATTGGACATTCGACTTCTGAAGTTACTGTTGGACAAAACTTAACAGTTACGGGTGATTTATCAGTAAGTGGTAAAAAGGTATCACATTCGTTAGCGCATCAAGTAATATATGTTGACATAGAACAAACATATACAGCACCAGATGTAGGTGATGGGAGCGTGAATCTTCCGTTTACAACTATAGGTGATGCTCTCGCATCGGTTACAGACAAAACAAAAGATACAACTATTTTATTACAAGCGGGGACTCACACTTTTAACACATCAGATGATGACGTTTGGACAGGTGCATTGTCGTTTGTTGGTGTATCTCGTTCTGAGACTATTGTAACAGCAGGATCTCTCACAGATAATTGCTTTTACATGAAAAATAAAAATGGAGGACTCCAGTTTAGGTCTCTCACTGTCGACACATCAGCATACGGAATTTATGCACGTTCATGTAGTAATGTCGTAATCGATGACGTTCGATTTGTTCGCTGTGGATCAGCAGGAAATTCTGTTGATCATGATGGTTCAAAAAATCAGGTTGACCAAGCTGCTGTATGGGCTGGCAGCGATACTTCGAATGGTGGGGCAACTCGTATACGATCATGTACAAACGTTCAAGTTTCTAATTGCTTTGTAGAGTATTGTTTGCGTGGCTTGAGAATACAAGATTGCACAAATGGAAGTGTTTATGGAAACAAAACGTATAGAACATTAGAAAGCGGAATCTATCTTGCAGCGGGCTCTTATACAGGAACAGATGGTTGTACAGGCATACAAATTCATTCAAACGTTGTTGAAGAAGCTGCTAATAATGGTATACTTGTTGTAGGCGGAAAAAGTAATGTTGTAGTAAATAACACAATCATTTCTTCATGGAACTCATCAATTCAAATTTGGCATGGCTTAGAAGTCACCGTTGAATCAAATACGATGACTAACGGGAATCATAAAGTATGGAATGGTATAGGATTGGATGGAGATTCATATGGACAAATTGTGTGTATGGGATCAACAAACATAGGATCGGGCAAATATTTATTGCACTCTTCACACAACTCAGCAATGAGGTGTAATCAAGGAAGATTAAATATTGTTTACAATGTTGTTATAAATCCAAACTATGATGCAAATAATGCAGCAACTATTATGACATACCCGACAGCTAATGGTGAGAATGAGTATACTAGTAATCTAAACATTAGTGATGCGCCAGAAGAAGTTGTTAATGCAGGAAGTGCTGCTAATAATCTTAGTCAAAAATCAGTTAGAGGAGGTGTTTCTCTCGCTACTACAACAATTGAAGGTATTATTGAAATAGCTACTGATGCTGAAGCTACTGCTGGTAGCGAGAATAATAAGGCACTTGTACCTTCTAATATAGGAAGCATATCATCTACACAATTATCAGATACAACAAGTATTCTACGTAGTACGAATATCGGTTCTTCAGTACAGGCATACGACGCAGACTTAGAAGCGATTTCAGGTCTAACTTCTGCTTCTGATAAAGGTATACAGTTCACTGGTTCAGGCACAGCAGCAACATATGATTTAACAGCTGCGGGTAAAGCTTTGCTGGACGATGTTGATACATCTGCGCAAAGAACAACTCTTGGTCTAGGTATTGGAAACAGTCCAGAATTCACCAGTTTAACACTTTCAGCGCAAGCCAATACATTGATAATGAACAGTCAAAAGATTACAGGCCTTGCAACGCCTACATCAGACGATGATGCTGCAACAAAGAGCTACGTAGATGGGGTTGCTCAAGGCTTATCAGCTAAAGATTCTGTTAGAGCAGCAACAACTGTTGACGGAACACTAGCGTCAGCTTTTGCAAATAGTCAAGTTATTGATGGAGTTACATTAGCAACAGGTGATAGAATTCTTCTCAAGAATCAAACATCAGGGTCAGAAAACGGTGTGTATACTGTCAATGCTTCGGGCACACCGACTAGATCAGTTGATTTCGACTCAAATGCAGAAGTAGCTAAAGGAGCATTTATCTTCGTAGAAGAAGGAACGACAAATGCAGATGCAGGTTTCGTACTAACAACTGACGGTTCTATTACCTTGGACACAACATCACTTGCATTTACACAGTTTAGTGGTGCAGGAAATATTACTGCAGGTGATGCTTTAGAAAAGAGTGGTAACACACTTAGCGTTAAAGTAGACGATAGTTCAATTGAAGTTAGTTCTGACGCACTTCGTGTTAAAGCAACAGGAATCACAAGCGCTATGTTGGCAGGTTCTATTGCCAACTCAAAACTAAATCAATTAACCACAGCAAACAAAGTTGCTCTTTCATCACTTGATTTAGACGGCGGAACAGATATTGGTGCTGATCTTGTTGACGCTGACCTTGTTGTTGTAGACGACGGAGCTGGCGGGACAAATCGTAAATCTGCACTTTCAAGAATGAAGAAATATATTTTCTCTGCAGTAAGTGGTGACGCAACAGCTTCTGATTCAGGCACATTATCACTGGACTCGTCGTCAATTACAGGACAGACTGCTAAAGGTTCTATCGCTGATAATGATCTAATTTTAATTGCAGACTCAGCTGATTCAAATAATCTTAAGAAAATGACTAAGGCAACCTTTGTCACAGGCCTGGGTGTTGCCTCAGCTATAGATGATCTTACAGACGTTACAATTACTTCAGCAGGAAGTTCTGAATATCTTAGATATAACGGTTCTGCATGGGTTGATTCTTCTTTAAGCATTGTGGATGATACAACACCTCAGCTTGGCGGCAACTTAGACCCAAATGGAAACTCAATAGCAGGCCACTTGACCCCATCAGCATCAGATACTTACACGTTAGGTTCAACTTCAGCAGAATGGGCTGATTTATATCTTGGAGAAAGTTCTAAGATTTATTTTGGAAATGATCAAGATATATTTTTAGAGCATGATCCTGACAAAGGTCTTATTCTTGATATGACAACTGATAGCGCTACACACCCACAGCTTTCATTGAAATCTGCGTTTGCCACAGCTGCAGCAGGTGCCACTTTACAATTCCTTAGTGAAACTTCTTCACCTGCAGCCGGTGATATCATAGCAACAATTAGTGCTGATAGTAGAAATGCTGCAGCAAGTGATCATTCATATGGTGATATACGTTTTAGGATAGAAGATACAACAACTGGTTCTGAAGCAGGAGGAATATACTTCTACCCATCTACAGACGGTTTCCCGTCAGGTAATAACGTAACTGAAACTTTGAAGTTGCTTGGAAATACTTCTGGTCATAGAATAGTTGATGTTGTAGGACACGACGGCGCTAATTCTGGTTTAAAACTTGATGGAACGTTAGTAACGTCAATTGCGTCTGAGCTTAATTTACTTGATGGCGGAACAGCAGTTGGTTCTTCAATAACCGTGGCAGATGCTGACGGATTTATCGTTAATGACGCAGGAACAATGAAGACAATTCCTGCTTCTGATCTTAAGACATATATCGGTTCACCAGCAGCTACTGATTTGACAAAGACTTCTGGTAATATTACGATTGATGCTCAAGGCGATGACACAGATATTATCTTCAAAGGAACAGATGGTGGAACTGATACAACATTCTTAACCCTGGATGGTTCAGCAGCAGGTGCTGCAACATTTAACGCAGGTATAACAGCTGGTGGTTCATTACTACCTTCTGCAGCAGATACTTATAATTTAGGTTCAACTTCTGCAGAATGGGCGAATTTATATCTTGGTGATTCTTCAAATATTTATTTCGGCAATGACCAAGATGTTTTACTTTCACATGATCCTGATGACGGTTTATCACTTACTGTTCCTTCTTCAAGTGCATATGATCCTCAATTTGAAATAAAAAGTGATAGTTCTTCATCGAATGGTCCTAAATTAAAGTTAAGACTAGATACCTCTTCTCCTAGTGCAAGTGACAAAGCTGGGTTGATATCATTTCATTCGAATGACGCATCAGGATATGATAAGGAATACTCTGTAATATTCGGATCAATAGTTGATACATCATCTTCAAATGCTCATGTAGGTAAATTAACACTATCAGCTAGACCAGGAGCTGTTAATAGTTCTAATGGATTACATGTTGAAGGAGTTTCTGGCAACAATGCAGCTATTAAAGTAAATGTATATCCACATAATGGAACAGATTCTGGACTTCATTTACATGGGACATTAGTAACGTCAACTGCAGCTGAGCTTAATGTATTAGATGCTTCAGCTCAGAGTCCTAGTGATGATGAAGTTCTAACATATACAGCAGCGAGTGGTTTACATTGGGCATCTGCTGGTGGAGGTGGCGGAGGAAGTCTTCCTCCAGAAGTAAAAGCGGAAACAACATCAAGCTTTACAGTTTCACTTACACCGTCAAATGCTTCTAACTTTAACTCCCTTGAAGTTATTTATGCAGTAAGTAACGGTAGTACAGCAGTTACAGCAACGCTACCAACAGCTGCAAGTATTGAAGGTAAAAAGGTTCACGTTAAACGTTTAGGAACAGCTAACGTTACTGTTGATGGTTATAGTTCTGAGACAATAGATGGATCAGCGACATTTGTATTAACAACACAATATAGTTCTGTAACAATGATATCAGATGGCACTAACTGGATTATTATTTAAGCAATAAATTTAATATATTCTAAATCAATACTCTTCTAAGCGTGACATCAACGTATCTATTATATAACTAAACGAAGAAGATGTTATTGACCATAGAATTAACGTTTGAATATCTTTAGCCTGTGAGGGTTCAAGTATTAGCAAACTAATCCAACCAGCATGAAAACCCGTGCAGTATGAACAAGAAAGCAGATTGTCTATTATCTGAACTCTGTTTTGTATATAAGACGTCTTGTTCATCATTCCGAATGTTAAACCATAGCAAAATAAAAGTTCAATCAGAGACAATTCTATAACTCCTTATCACTTAGATTTCTTTTTTCGTGAAGATCGATTTTTTCTTTCTTTTTTAATGTCTTCTTTAGGTTTTGTTTTACTAACTATACCTTTTTGAAAATCAGCTCTTTCTATTTTTGTTTTTATAGGATTACTATCTTTAGACTGAACGATTCTACAACAAGACGATTTTGCGCTTTGCTCAAATATTTCAACGCTATCAGGAAGACCATCACCATCACAGTCAAAACCTAGATCAATTTTAATCTCATTCAAAGCCAAATAAAGCATTTCTCTCTCTTTAATAGCTTCTTCTGGAAAAGGGTGCAGTCTATTTGACCTAGACAACTCTAAACTCATAAGTCTAGAAACAGCTTCACCTAGACCTATACGAAGAATTTTTTCTTTGCTCATAATTAATCTCCAATTGATTTAATATAATATAATATTAATTATAAAGATTAATTAAATTAATTTATCCTAGATCAGCAATAAATTGAGGCATCCAAATAATATCAACATCAGTTACAGCAGATGAGTTATATTCTGTGCTTATTCCTAGTCTCCAAACCATACCGCTTGTAGGAACTGTTGTTGTTGCTGTTCCAGCTGTGCTACTTAAGTATACCCACTGTCCTTGACCAGTTGTTGCAGAAGTTGTCTTAACATTTACAACACCTCCATGGACAGTATGCACCATAATTGCGCTAGTATTGTTTTCAGCTGAAGTTTGTAGGGCAACACCAAAGGGAACATTTAGGTAGTTATTCGAATCATCACAATCAGAAAGTTCAAGACCACCATTAGCTCCCGTTTCAAAACTTAAAACGTGACCAACAGCAAATGCTGGGTGAGCTGCTGCTGGAACTAAACTTAGTCCTGCATTACCAGCAATTATTAGAGGCTGACTTACATCTACACGACCTGCAGCAACTTCAACAACATTACTACCAGCAACTTGTAAGTCAACGCTTTGTCCTGAAGGTGCATCTACAACAATATCAGTTGAAGATGTTGCTGTTATTTCAAAAGTACCTGAAGATGTTGTGAGTAAAATATTTCCGTCACCTGCTGTGATATCATCTGCTGCAATTGATGAAGCTGTAACGTTTGTCTGGAAGTATGATTTAAGTGTTGTGGCTGCTATTTGCTTCATTGCGCCGTCATCATTTACGATAATTCTATCAGCATCTACTACTGTCATTGGAGAAGCTGATGTATCGCCATCAAGGATGTTAAGCTCTGCTGTTGTAATAGTGGCATCATCAAGGATGTTAAGTTCAGCTGCTGTTGATGTTACAGCTGTTCCGTTTATTTTCAACCCACTAGTAATAAAGTTAACATTTTTATTGAAAGCAATATGTGAACTAGCATCTACCCATGTTATAGTAGCATCTGCACCATCAATAGTAATTCCAGCACCATTTGCAGCAGCACTATTAGCAGCGCCGTTAGCAACAACAATATTTAAATCTTCAACTGTTAGTGTTGATGTATTAAGAGTAGTTGTATCACCATTTACTGTAAGGTCACCTGTTACTGTTACATTACCTGCAAATAGTGCAGATGATGAAGCAGCTGTTGCGTGTGGTGTTAATGTCATATGAGTGACATATGTATTTTGAGACGCTATATCATTTCCAAGAGATAAAACACCGCCGTCTGCAACTGACATTTTCCAAGAATCACCAGCATCATCACCTTGATCAGCTTTAAGGTAAATAGATCCTGCATTTCCTTCGCCACCTTGAAAAATTTGCCCAGTAGCGTTTTCAAAAGTATTTGATTGAGTGAACGATAAAGATGATGTTCCAATATAAGTTTTAAGACGAGAAATAGTAGACTTTCGATTTGTCCCATTTGCGCCATCATCTATTACAAATAAGTCAGCATCAACTATTGCAGCACCTATATCTGTACCACCATCAATATCTAAGTTGGCTATAGCAAATGCTCCATCATTACAATCGAGAGTAGTAAATGTTCCTGCAGCGGCTGATGCGCCACCAATTACAACACCATCAGCTGTCCCGCCATTAATATCTGCAGTAGTTACAGTGCCTAAATTTGTAAAAGTAATACCAGAAGCATTAACTTGAGAAGATGCATCAACTGTAATAGCTTTCGATGCTGCTGCTGTGCCTAATGTTGTTATGTCAACATAGTTTAATTCTGCAGCTGTAGCTGTTACGCTTGCTAACTTATTTAATTCTGCAGCTGTAGCTGTCATTGTTGTAGAACCTATTACAAACCCGCTTGCTGGGACTGTCAGGCTGCTCGTTAGCTCTATCCCATAGATCTCAACAGATTCATTGTCTCCGATTTTTTTAAAACTTCCGCTTTCATATATAACTAATTGATCAGTATAATCAGCCATTTCTAAATCCTTTCTTCGCTTTGTATTGCTTATATTTATTAAATATCACATGTCAGTTTAAAGTTAGTATTTGTCATATAATTTTATAAAACAATAAGTCTTTTAATATAATATAAATGAAAGCGAGGTCTAATATGACTGTATTAAAAGAACATATTTCTTATTCTGAAGTGCGTCAGTGGAAGGAATGTTCATGGAGACATAAACTTCTTTATATAGATAGACTATCAACATTTGAAGAAAGCCCACATTTGCATTATGGTACTATAATCCATGATGCGTGCGAACATTTTCTTAAAACAAGAGAATTGAAAGTAGAAGAAGTTAAAAATAAAATTAAAAAAGTATGGGATAAACAAGGATTTGACTCTGAGGACTTTGTACAATTACAAACACAGAAGGCACAGCTTCAAGGATGGAAATATAAACATAGTAAGCTTAAAGACTGGCTTGATTGGTCCAGCGCAAGTATAAATGCTATACCTGAATTTCTAGAAGAGAATTTCCCGGGCTGGACAATAGTTTCAGCTGAAGAGCCGTTATATGAGTCAATGGAAAACATTCCCACGAAATTTAAAGGGTATATAGACTGCATTATTAAAGTACCTTACAAAGACGATTATAAGTATTGGGTTATAGACTGGAAGACTTCAAACGGAAGAGGCTGGTCTTTAGATAAACAGAGAGACTTTAATACACAAGCGCAAGTTATACTATATAAATATTTTTGGGGTTTGAAAAACAATATAGACTTTAAAAACATACAGTGCGGTTTTGTGTTACTTAAAAAGCTAAAAACTTCTAGTAAAACGTGTCAGCTTGTTAAGGTTTCAAGTGGTCCTAAAAACTTAGAAAAGTCAATGAAAATGGTAAGAAGTATGATAAAGTCTGTTGAAAAAGAATTTTATTTAAAAAACAGACACTCGTGCATGTTTTGTGAATTCAAGGGAACTGAACATTGCAAGTAATAGATGAAAAACAGAAGATTTTAGTTATATCTGACCATGCTTTGTATTCTAGCGGTGTAGCTGTTCAAACAAAATCACTAATCATGGGATTATTAAAAACACAAAAGTATGAGTTTATACAGCTAGGTGCTGCTGTAAAGCATAAAGAATATAGCACAATTACAGTATCAGAAGACTTTCATATAAAGCCCATCGATGGTTTTGGTAACAAGAATTTATTAAGGTCAATCCTAATAAACGAAAGACCATCTGCAATAATAATATTTTCTGATCCAAGATTTTTTGAGTGGCTTTTTGAAATGGAAGACGAAATACATCAAGTATGTCCAATACTATGGTGGCATGTTTGGGATAATTGTCCTACGCCTAGATTCAATGACTGGATGTATGAATCTGTAGATATTATTAACTGTCATTCTTACTTGACTTATAGAATGTGTAGCGAAAATTTTCCTGACAAAACAAACTTTATACCCCACTCATTTTCTAAAACACAGTTTTTTAGATTAGATAACAATACAAAGGAAAAAGAGAAAGAAAGAATTTTAGGTAAAGAAAGAAAAGACAATTTTGTTTGTCTCTGGATTAACAGGAATTGTTATAGAAAAAGACCCGGTGACGTTTTATATTCTTGGTCATTGTTTTTGAAAAAGTTAAGTAAAGAAAAAAAGAAAAAAGTTACGTTATTGATGCATACGAACCCAGAAGACAATTCGGGACAAAATCTAATTGAAATAGCAAAAAGTTTAAATATATTAGATACAATTGCATTTTCAGTTGACATATTAGAAGAAAAGTTTATTAATATAATTCACAATATATCTGATGTTTGTTTAAACATGAGTTATAATGAAGGATTTGGACTTTCAACGCTAGAGTCTATGATGGTAGGAAATCCAATTATAGCAACAAAAACGGGCGGTCTATATAGACAAGTAGTTGATTTTAGAGACAACACAGAAAATGGTGTAGCGTTAGAGCCAGAAGTCAAATCACTATCAGGGACTCAGGCTGTTCCTTATATATTCAAGGATTTTGTTAGCTGTGAAAAGGTTGCTTCTGCTATTTTTAAATTATATAACTTAACACCGTTACAATACAAAGCTATTAGTAAGAAAGTTGAAGTGTATTCAAGCGTTGCTTTTTCATACGAAAGCACAATTAAAATGTGGGATATTTCTTTATCAAAAACAATAAACGACTTTAAACATAGACAAAGTAAAGCAAAGGTTGCATATATAAAATGAAAAAAGTTTTATTAAAAGGACCAATTTTAACAAACTCTGGGTATGGTGTACATTCTAGACAAGTTTTTAAAGCGCTTAGAACAATAAATGATATAGACTTATATGTTCAGTCTACTATGTGGGGAAATACTTCTTGGATATTAGACGATAATTTCGACAATGGGATAATTGCTTCTATTGTAAAGTATTGTCACAAATCGAAAAAGGGATTAAAGTATGACACTTCATATCAAGTCATGTTGCCTAGCGAATGGCAAACAATAGCAGATAAAAATATAGGTATAACAGCAGGTTTTGAAGCTAATATTGTCAAATCATCTTGGATTGATTCCTGTAATAATATGGATCATATAATAGTGCCCTCAGAATTTTCTAGAAATGCATTTATTACGACTTCAATAAATTGTAACAAAAAAATAATAACAAACATGTCAGTTGTAAACGAGTGGTATTATGACGAATTTGATAAAGATATTAGTAACGAAGAGTACTTAATCGACTTAAAGTATGACAAAAACATTCTTATTATTGGACAAATTTGTAGCATTAATAGTTATGAATGTGATAGAAAAAATATACTAAAAACTGTGTCTGTTGCAGCTGAATTTGTAAAAGACAAGGATATAGGAATTATATTAAAAGTAAATCTAGGAAGTTATAGCGTCTCTTCTTTCAATAAAATTAAAGATGTACTAAAAGAATTACTTCCTGACGACGTTTTGAAAAAAGTTGCTATTGTTTTTGGATCTTTAGACGTCAAAGAACTCAAAAGTTTATATGAACACAAAAAAATAAGTTGCATGTTATCTGGTACAAGTGCTGAGGGGTGGGGCTTGCCATTTATAGAAGCTGCTTCTTGTGGAATGCCTATAATTGCACCAAACTTTTCAGCGTATAAGGAGTTTTTAGGAAATGATTTTTTAAAAATAGAGTATGATATGAAGATAGTTTCAAAAGAATACTCTAATTTTTTTGATGAAGACACGTCACCTTTATGGTCAAACTTTAGAGAAGATAGTATGAAAAAATGTTTGCGGGATTTTTTTAAAAATGAAGACATATATATAGAAAATTCTAATAGACTAAAAAGTATTATTAAACAAAACTATAACATGTTGTCTATAATAGAAGATTATAAAAAAGTCTTTGAAAGTAATTTTTAAATATGCTTTACATTTTAATCTTCTCTATTTTAATAAATTTTATATTGTTATACTTTTGTATAAAATTTGGAATTACAATTATAAAAATTCAAGAAATTATTGAGGAATGTTTAGATGTAATTGATGAAAAGTACAATAACGTTGTTAGAATCCTAGAGATTCCTGTTTTTTCTGACAGTCCAGAAATTAAAAGGATGATTAATGAACTTGATCAAATAAAACTATCAATTATCTATATTGCAAACAAACTTAGCATGAATGATTTACGTACAGAAGAAGAAAAGGATGAAGAGTTTGAAAAGTAAGGATAAAAAACAAAAAAGCAAAAAAAATTATTATTTTACTAAACAGACTCAAGAGATGATTGTTAAATACCAGAATGAGAAGCTTAAAAGAAAAAAGGATGAGATTTATAGTTTGTATATACATCCAGCGCTTACAGAGCTTGTTCACAACTTAGTTTCAGTATATAAATACAAGTCAGCAAATGAAAGTATTCTTCATTTAAAGTCTGACTGTGTTTCTTTTTTATTTGAAACATTACACAAGTGGAATCCAGAAAATGGAACAAAAGCATTTTCTTATTTCAATGTTGTAGCAAAAAACTGGTTAACTATTAATTCTAGAAGACTTTTGAAAAACGCTAAAAGAAGTGTATCTATGGATTCATTAGAAGATTTTTCTAGTGACGAAAAAAGGTGTTTGGCAGAAATTGATATTGACTACTCACATGAAAATATATTCGTCAAGGATGAAAAATTCGTCATTATAAGAGAAATGATAGAATATATAAAAACTCTACTTAAAGACGAGAAAGACATAAGGTGTATTGACGCAATACATCATATATACAATAATATTGATAGCTTGGATTACTTAAATAAGCGTGCCATTTTTGTTTACTTAAGAGAGATATCTGGCTTAAACAGTTCAGAGTTAAGTTCTTCTTTGTCAAGTATTAGAAAACATTATAAAAAAATTGCTGGACCAGATAAAATGTTTGACTGGTTTTGAGGTGTGATCAATGATAGAAAACGTCGATGAAATATCAAAAAAAATAAGTAAAAACGAGAAAAAAGAAAATCAAATTAAGAATTTTTCTGATATACTTGAATCTATAGATACTTTGGAAAACAAAAAAAAGATGTTATGGAAAGAAGTATATGAAAACTCTATTGAAGACAGAGAAAAGGCTAAACTTTTATTTAACGACGCATATATTTCAATGCAAGGTGGCGTTAACGAGCATATGAACATAGGTGCTATTATGTCTAAGTATATTGAAAGAATGAGTAAGTCTAATGATCAAATTTTAAAATTAGCTGAGCTAATTGCAAAAGAAGAAGAAAAGTCCGAGTCAATTTCTTCAGACGACATATTTAGTCAAATAAACGGATAAATTATGTTTATACAAGCAAGAGCTTTATATATTATAGGAAACAATGTAGGAAATGCAGCAAAGATAGACGAAGATTTAAGCTCTGCTGGGATAAAAAATAGATTTTTCAATAGTAACCCAAGCATATTTTCCAATAGAGAATATATTAATTTTTTAAACAAATTGCCGCCAGAGTGCGTTTTTGCTGTAAAGAGTAATTCTAGCTTTAATAGTAATGAGTCTGCTGTATTCATAATATCAATCCCGTTTGTTTCTTCACACCTCGGACTAGCAGTAAAAGTAGGAGAAACAATATGGCTTCAAGAAAACAATATTTCAAAAGGTGAAAGTAATTTCTATAGCATAAATGGATTTTATTTAGGTAGAGCTCATAGCTATTTTACGTCCGAGGATGTTAGTTACTGTTACGATTCTAGAGAAGAAAATATATTTAAATCTTCTAGAAAGTCATTCGCAGAATCAAACATAACAAAAAACAACGTTTATGATAAGATGAAAAATATCAAGCAAGAAAACATAAGAAAGCATGCAGTTTATTCTCATGATTTTAACATACGCGCTGAAGAATCTAAATTTGTTTCTAACTCAAATATATACTTTAAGGATAAAATAAACTCTTATTCTTTAAAACCTACTTCAATGTTTATTAAAAATCCAGAAGATGTTGCAGTTCGTGGTACATATAATACCTTAGTGAGTTTAACAAGTGAAGTTGACAATTATTCTAAAGATACAAGATACGGTTCTATAGAACTTGTAGCAGGATATGGAGAATACTCTAAGAAAAACGTAGAATATGTCAGCCTATCATTACAAGATAGTAACAACAATGCATTAAACAAAAAAACAGAACTGCTTAAATTTGAGTCAGATATTGCAGGATTACAGATACATAATGGAATTCATTATGAAACAATTAAGTCGAACATGTCTTTTGTTAATGAAGGATTAGCTTCAAGCTTAAACTTAAACAAATACGAAAACAACTACTTGACATCTAAATACAGATATGATAGAGATGCTGCATCATTCTCTATATCAGAATATAACTTGAGAAATTTAGAAATAAATAAATATAATAAACTAAATATTCAAGATATACAAGACTTTGTTTACGAAAACAATACTCAAGGCAGCTTGCTTGATAACAATAAATTTATAGTACATACAGTTCCTAAAAATTATCCAGACATAGAATCTTCTAACATTGTTGACATATACTCAGGCGGCTCTTCACTCTCAGGAGTTGCTGATAGTATTATTTTTTGTACACACTATACTAAACATGGGGGTAACGAAGATTACAACAATATAAGACTAATACAAAGCAACAGTGATGACAACTTGTCGTCACAGATCGCTTTAAATAGTTCTGGCAATATATTAATTGATGGTCATAAAATATTAATTGGATCTTATGATAGATTAAGAAATAAAAAAAATGGTAAGTCAGCGCTAGTGTATTTAGGTAATTCTGATACTTCGCAAAGTGTAGTATTAGGTGAACAATTAAATCAATTTTTAGAAGAAATTGTAACAGTCCAGAAAACAGTATTTGTTTTGCTTAAGCAGATATTAATGTCAATGAACGAAGCAGATACAACTTCACATGTTGTATTAGATCAAACATTACAAGCTTTACAAGAATTATCAATTAGCGGCTCAATGCTACCGGCGCCGCTTGCACCTGTAGCCGCAATATTTTCAAATTTATTGGGGGGTATTGCACAACCGATGATGGATAACGAAAGCTTAAAAAATACAAATAGTAGTAATGAAACGTTTATAAAAGAAAAGATTTTGACAAATAAAAACAATGACAGCACAGAGTTATACATCAAGAAGCTTGAAAATATTGTCAATAATCTTGATAAACAATTAAGTAAATTTGTTAAAACTTCATGAAATTCTTTGTTGTTTGATAATTATTATTAAAGATTTATGAAGGTTTTAAATGTCTCAGTATGTTTTTAAAAACACGGGAAAGAATATAAATGATATAAAAAAGCGTATTAGTCGTCAAGATGTCATTGAAGCTGAGATATCTAGTCCAATAGGCATTGTTTTGCCGTTAAGGAGTAGTCAAAAACCTAGTGAAACTTTGTTTTCAATGACGTATGACGAAAATGATCAAATTAAGGTAAATTTAAAAAATTTAATTTTAACTAAAAAAGGTGAATATTTAGGGCGCCCTAATTTTGGAACTGACTTGATAGAACTATATCATTCAAGTAACAAAGAAAATGTTGATGAATTAGCGATGGAAGAAGTTAAAAATGCTGTTTCCGTTTATATGCCTTTTATAGACTTAGAAGACTATACTTCAAAAATAGTTAATGCTACAGAAATAAATTCACCTTATATTGAAATATCTATAAAGTATTCATACAAAAACAAAAAAAACGAAGTTTTATTAAAACTACAATTCTCGAGGTAATAAATAATGTCTAACCCTAGATTTCATAATAAGTTAAAAAATTATAGAAATAAAAATAAAGTTATTAAAAAAGATTTTAACGGATTTAGAAACGAGTTATTGGATTACGCAAAAAGCAACTTTAGCAATCAAATACAAGACTTTTCTGAAGCATCACTGGGTGGTATGTTTTTGGACTTTGCTGCTATTGTAGGTGAGTCTTTAAGCTTCTATATGGAACAACAATTCAATGAACTTGATTATGAGACATCTTCTAGCGATTATAATCTAATAAGTCATCTAAGAAAAGCAGGAGTAACTTCAGGGTACGCATCCCCTGCTAGCGCATATGTAGATTTCTATATAGAGGTTCAAGCTGAAGTTACTTCTTTGTCTGACGTTTTGATTCCTAAAAGTATGTATTTGCCTATTATAAAATCAGGCACAAAATTATCATCATTAGAAGGTATAAATTTTATATTAGAGGAAGATTTAGACTTTAATAAAGGTTATGATAATATTACAATAGGAGAAACTGATCAGAATGGAAAGCCACTTTCTGTTATTATTGTAAAAAAAGGTATTTGTGTATCTGGAGATGAGATTCAAGAAAGCGTAACTTTTAATTCTGGGGATGCTGGTAATTTCATCAGTTATACTTTATCAAATCAGAACATAACTAAATTATTGAAGATAACTGATGATGACTACAATGATTATAAAGAAGTTGAATACCTTTCTCAAGACACAGTCTATGAAAAAATAGAAAATAGCGAAAATGCATTTTTTGAAATTAAACCTGCGCCATTTAGATATGTAACAGAAAGAAATTTTGATTCGGGATTAACAACAGTAAGATTTGGAAATGGAGAGGGTAAAACAATAGAAGACGGTATTTTAACTAATCCTGAAGATTATCTTTCGTTACCGTTGTTAGGTAAAAATTATTTTGCTAAAAAATCATTAGACCCAAAAAAGCTACTAAACAGTGATAGTTTAGGCGTTTCGCCTTCAGGGAAAACTCTTAGTATTGTATATAAGTATGGAGGCGGCACTTCACATAATGTCAACGCTAATACGATTAACGAAATAATAGAATTGAACATAGTATACCCTAATATTGGAGATATTTCTGTTGATCAAAATGTTAGGCTTATTAATTCAACAATTGGAGTAAATAATGAGGATGAAGCTGTTGGTGGTAGTAATAGTCTAGATTTAGAAGAGTTAAGAGAACAAATTCCTGTTGTATTAAAGCAGCAGTCTAGAATTGTTACACATGAAGACTTATTGGCAAGAATATATACAATGCCAACAGACTTTGGTAAAATACATAAAGCTGCTGTTATAAAGAATCCTTATACAAAGTCAGCAAAAGACTTGTTTATCATTTGCAAAAACGATGATGATCATTACATTTATGCTAACGATGCCATAAAAATAAACCTGTCTAAATATTTAAATGAATACAGACTTATAGGCGACAGCTTAAATATTATTGATGCACCTATTTATAACTTTTCTTTGTTTTTAAAGATAAAAGTAGCTCAAAGCTATGACACAAACACAGTTATAAACAAAGCGATATCTAGCATTTATCAAAACATGAGATTTGATACACTACAGATAGGTGAAGGAATTAACATTAATGACATTATATCGTTAGCACTTTCAGTAAATGGGGTTTCTACAATTATATCTAATTACAAGACAATCGTAAGGTCTAAAAACAACACAGATATTACATCACAACAATCGATATTGAACTTACAATACAACAGTTCCAGATTTTCATCTAGAGAAAAATATATTGATGGCATAGTTTATCCTCCTAAAGGTGGCATTTTTGAATTAAAGTACCCCTCTTATGATATAGAAATTGTTAGCGGTTAATTTAAAAAGGAGAAAGAATGATAGTTTCATCATTGGTTAATAAAGATACATATATTACAAACTTAAACTTAGGATTAACAGATGCAACTTATTCTAACGTTGGTAAAGCATCAACACTTGACCTATTTAAAATATCAAAAGAAAATAAGAACGTTAAGGCTAGATCTTCTTTAACAATAGTAAACCCACTTTTAGATCTAATTAATCAAAAAACATTTACACTTAAAGACGGAAGTAACAACTCAGTCACCTTTGAAATTGATAGCAGCTCACAATATAGTGATGGTAGAGTTAATGCAAGTGGAAATGTTATCATAGGAGTTGATAGTACTTCTCCCGGCGTAAATCAACTTCAAAAAGTTATAGATTCAATTAATAACGTGAATGTAATGGATCAAAAAATAAATGGCGGATCACATGCATTACCCAAAACCTTGACATTAAACATTACAGCACGAAAACTTGATAGCAAGAGAGCTTTATTAGAACAAAGTGTTAAAGGTGAAGAAGGTGAAACAGAAATAACAATGGACGCTGACGCAAACTTTACAATAACAAACTTTGTAAGGATTCAGAGTTCATCTATTTTATTGAATTTTGATCTAAACGATTTTAAAGATAAATTCGTTCAAAGCGGAAATTTAGCTAATTCTGTATTTAGTTTGAAAGCAAATTACAGAGCATTTATAAAGTTGTTTGATGTGGGATTCGCAAGTTCGAGGCCTAAAAATTTTAGCTTAAAGATGAGTGTGCTAAATAACGATTTTAATGAAGGAATTGGTTCAGATATTTATAACTTTTCTGACGTAGGCGAACCAAATTTTTCCAAGATTGATGAAACAACATCTTGGTCTATAGAAAAAATAATATCTGAAGCAGATTGTGTTAGTGGTTTTTACAAGAATATTGAAACCATAAACAACTTTTCTAAAGGGGACGAAAATTGCGTATTCGAAATTACAGACTATCTTCATGAGTTCTTGGCAGGTAATCAAACAGCTACCAGTTTTACTATCTGTTTTGACTTTGACAACATGTTTGACGAATATACATATTTTCTAAAAAGGTTTGGCAGTTTGCAAATAAATAGCAAAACGAAGAAACCTAGGCTAGAAGTGCACATAGACGAAACAAAAATAACACAATTTGCAGGCCAGACCACTAAAAAGTACTTAAATTCGCAAGAATACTTTTATCTTTACAACAAAACTAACAAACTAAATAGTTTTGATAATAGTAAAACTTATAAACTAAAATTAGAATATATTAATAGTAGTAATGAAAATTCACTACAAGATTCAAATAATAATCATATTGTATCTTCTAATAATGTCTATGATTTTAGAGGTCAATTAAAAGAAGGAATAAAATCTTTTGTTATATCTAATAGTTTGATAAGCCAGTTTAATTCTGATATTGAACAGGCTCTTTTGACATCTAATAGCGTAAAAATAAAACTTACATACTATTATGAATATACAGATGTTAATAATGTTTTGCAAACTGTTACAATAGTCACAGAGAACGTTGATTTTTATAAAAGAGTATATTCAACTTCAATAAATAGAAAAAAAATAAATACTATAATAAAATCCCAAAATTTTGATTTCGAAGCAAATAATCAAATTATCAATTTAACTGTTGATTTTATTGATGTAGCTAAAGAGTATAAAGCTGTTAATATACCAATTCAGCTAGAAGGCGAGAATCTTGGAGATGTTGCTTATTCTATCTACGACATAGATACAAATGAAGAAATTATCTTAAAAGATGAGGCGGGAAATAACGCTAATAAATTGTTCTATAACGGTAAAAACTATAATTTAAGCTTTTTTGCTAGCGAAATTTATAAAGATAGAAGAATTAATTTTAAATTTTATTACAATGACGAAACAAACGTCCTTCAGGATACAATATATGACAAAAAATTTAATTTAAGGTTTTAACGATGCTATTCAACAAATCAAAAAATAGTGGACAAAAATCTCATAATCAATTCAAACATACATTACAAGCATCTACTTTTAATAGTACTAATGAAGGCAGTAATATTGAACTTAAAAGCTTTCTTGATTTATATGACCAGAACATATCAGAATATTTTGACAGGATAGACGGATACGACGGATTTTTTTCAACTCAACAGCTTGAGAGTGTAGACTTTAGCAAGTTTGAAGAACACGTATTTTTTGACTCTGCTATAGAAAAAACAAATTATTCTTTTAAAAAGATATTCAATGACTTTCCTTACGACGGAAATAAGAACGAAGTCGTAAGCTTTTTAAATAGTTTAGACGGATATTCTAGGTTTATTCTACAAAAAAAGCACTTTAAAAATATTGGATATCTTAGGTTTGATGGATCACACATTTTAAAAATTGTTGATAGAAACGGATGGGTTTTAAATGACTATAAGCATCAAATCAAAACAGGTAATCTAAATTTAACAAACAAATTTAACTTTTCTTTTGACTTCTGGATATACCCGTTTTCAGGAATAAACGAACAACAAGTTATATTGCAAAAGTTAAACGATGATAAAAACGGTTACACTCTGTATTTAGAAGTAATTGATCAAACTAAATTTAATTTAGTTTGCATGATAAAAAAAGATAATGTCACTCGAGTGTGTAAAATTAAAAACTTTTCTAATTTTTTATCTCAAAACGATTGGAGTCATGTAAACATAACCTTTTCAGCAGCTATACAAGAAGAAGCTATACAAGAAAACATAACGTCAAATTGTCAAATATACGTGGATGGAATACCTGTCCAGACTTCTTCAAGTTGCAATAATGTTATGGAGCTTGATGATTCATTCAATACAGCAGAAATGACAATTGGTTCTGGAGAATTAGACAACGTTCAAAAAGGATTCTCAGGTTTAATTGATGAGCTTAAGATATATTCAGGTGAGACAAGAAGTAGAGATACTATTGTAAAAGAAAAAAATGAAAATGTTACTTCTAAAAATTCTTTAAAACTTTATTTAAGGTTTAATGAACCTGTAGGTGATTACGTTAATAACAAAATGATCTTAGATTACTCAGGTAATAAATTGCATGCAATTTCTAACAAGGAAAACATATCATCTTTAAGAGGCGAATATTCATCTATAAAAACGCCTGTTAAATATGAGCGTCTAGAGAACAATCCTGTTTTGTTTGCTAGTCATGATGATGCTATTGATGTACAAAAAGATATAATTGAAGATGCTAAAAGATATGACTTGAATAATCCAAATTCTTTTTGGAAATTATTACCTAAAAACTTGTTTATTGAAGGGTCTGATTTTGATAATATAAACGAAACTTATCTAAACGAGGAGATATTAGAAAAAACTGGTAATGTATTTAATGTCAAATCAAAAGCAAATCAAAAAATGATAAATTTGTTTGTAATATGGGCTAGATTTTTTGATCAATTTAAACTATATATAGACTCTATTTCAAAGATAATAGATATAAATTATGATACATTAAACAGCGGGAAAAAAATTGACGGAATGCTTCTTCCAGTTGCGTTAAAACTATCAGGGTTTTCCTTTAAAGAAATCCTTCCTTACCCGATATTAGAGAAACTAAACAACAAGAATCTTACACATGAAGAGCTCATATCTGACATATCTATTAGACAAATACAAAACAATTTATGGCAAAGGTTTTTAATTAATTCTAAGGATATATTAAAGTCAAAAGGAACATTGTCAAGTATAAATTCAGTATTCAATTCTTTTGGTCTAGAAACATCAAAGTTTATATCAATAAAAGAATTTAATGGTCAAAACAAGTTTAACATTGATAATAATCTATACTCGAAAAAAATCAATCTAAAGGAAATAGACTTTTCTTGCGGCGACAAGTTGTTTGAAAATGCAAGTATAAGTAATAGATTATTATTCTATACTCCCGTTTACAATACAGATCAAGTAGGCGTGCCATTAAAAATATCAGAAGACTGGTTTTTAGAATCATTCTATAGTTTTAAGTCTCATAACAAGACAGTATATAGCATTAACCAATCTCTTTTTAGATTAGATAATGAGACAAGGTCAGCAGGCGGATTTCAATACTATGCAAGACCTCATATAAACGTTACATTTGAAAGAACAAGTAAAGAAAGCACTACAGGGACAGTTAAAATTTATTTATATGAAAATAGCGTGTTGAAAACATCATCTATTGAAAATATTAACTTAATGAGTGGCGCGTTATACCATGTTTCATTACAGAGGAAAAAAATAAAACACACAGATGACAGTCTTTCTTATATAGAATATAAATTATCTGTGTTGAACGCGTCTAATGAATTTTATTCAAAAGAAGCTAAAGAATCTTTAATTATAACAAATCAAGACATATCAGGAAAGAACGCAGCTAACAATAGGTTTTCTATTGGCTACTACGAAGCTTATGAGAGTACAAATAGAGTAAATAATTTATCTTATGAAACAAACTTCGAAGGAAGAATATCAAATTTTAGAATATATAACAAGTCATTATCAACGCAAGAAAGGTTTCTTAAAGGAAAGGCCATAAATACTGTTTCTATAGATAATGGCATAAAATCCGCGGTTTTAAATATAGACTTATTCCAAGACATAAATAGCTTATCTATAGACAGCAACCTGTACACTATAAGCTCGCTACTTGATCTAAGTCATAGTGAATCTAATATGTATAACAAGGCATACGTTTATGCAGGTAATGATGTTGTATCTTTTAAACCTTTCACATCAAGGAAGTTTGAATCATTAACGCAGAATCATGAAGTTGATTTTCCAAAAAGTAACAATTTTATTTATATTAATGATTTCAAAAGCGACAATATTAAAAAACAGTACCAGAATTTTAATATTGTTAATACGCCTAGAGTCTCCCCAGAATATTTATATTCTAAGGACAACAGACTAAGCATTGACTTTTCTCTAGTTAACTTTCTAAATCAAGATATTATAAAGATTGTTAATATTAACAAGAAATTCTCTGAGCGTCTTTCACAAGTATCAAATTTATATGACGATTCTTACAAAGACTTACATACATTGCGAAATGATTATTTTGAAAGACTTGAAAAAGAACTGTACATTCCTGAAATTTACCAGATGTATAAATACTTTGACAATATATTAGAAGAATTACTTTACGAATGTATTCCATCAAAAATGAGATATAAAGGCTTTAATTTTGTTTATGAATCACACTCTTTAGAAAGAAATAAATATAGATACGCGGGTATTAACAGTTTACTGCCAGTTGTCTCAAATGATAACTTATATAGTTACAATAAAAACCTAAGCGATGTGACAAGATATAGACAAACAGAGACTATTGATTATAGCGTTGTTGAAAAGAACAAGAGGTAATTATGCCAATTACAGAAATAAATATTTCTTCATCTAGAAACTCAGTATTCAATGAGTCTAAAGGTATAAAGATAAACTATGAAACTATTGATGCAAATAATTTAAAAAACTCGTACACAACAAACAACACCTCAGATAGATTTAATTACAAGCAAGTAGACAATAGTAAAAAAATATTTTTAAATTTCTCTTACAAAGAGACTCAGTCTTCTGAATATGTTACCTCAAAAAAAATATATGGTGAGATTACTAATAACAATCTAGGCAAAGTTTATATTGATCCTTTTAGTGATAAAGAAAGTATAAGTCAAGTAAATGTTAGTCACAAAACAAGAAAACGCGCAGTAAATAGTTTTAACTCGTTCAATGGTGATATCCATTATGAAGAGCACAAATGCTTGCCTTTTTATGACAAAGTTAATCCTATAAATGAAAACAACTTATTATTAGAAAATTTTGAAGATGAAAAATTTGACTATGCGTTTACTTTTAATTACTTTAATTTTACATTTAGGGGCGGCAGAATAGACGCATTTTCTAATATTTCAAAAATACAAATGCACGAAGCAGCTGTTGATGCTGAAAAAGGTTTCTCATTTTCGGATTTAGGAAAAAGCAAGTCTGCGTTCAAAGAAAACAATACAATAACTAACAAATATAGAAAAGATGATGATATAGTTTTCCCATACTCAGACAGTATAGATAAAGCTTATCTAACTGATAATAGAACTGTAAAGAAGCTAGATAAACTTAATTATATTTATAACGCTGATGATGGGACATATTCAGAAGATAGTTCAACAAATGTATTAACTCCTTATTTTGTTTCTTCGAGTGACGCAAGATACTTTGAGTATGAAGAAAAAAATATCACACCTTACAGAGACATAACTTCAAAAAACAACTTTTGGTGGATTCAAAACAATAAATATAAGTTTACTGATGTTGATATTAATGATAAAATACTCGATATTCGAAATAAAAACGACATCTTTATAGAAGACTTGATATACTCATCCCACGGTAAAGACATAAATAAAGAGTATAGTGCAGGAAGAGATTCAATTGGATTTTATGAAAGTATTGACTAATGCCTAAGATAAGAACAAAAAAAATTGGTAATATAGAAAAATCAGGTATATTAAACCAAAACTTTAGAAAAACTTTAAGAGATGACCAACATTTAAGCAATTTTGTATTAAGAGATAACTTTCATAACAATTATTCAATAGATAATGATGTTATTCAATATAATGATAATAATACAATTCTATTTATAGAAAAAAGCGTTAACTCTACATTAGGAATTGAAGACAAATATTTCAGCGTTAACAATAAACTAATTCATACACCAAACAATTTCTATCAAATCAACGAAAGCAGTTTCAACGTTAACAAAATAACAGAGTCAAAAGACTATAATCATTTAATATACGAAAACTATAAAAATGAATTAAACAATGACAAATATAAACCTTTTAACGAAGATTTCATTACAATAGAAACAATATCTTCATCTTCATATGACGATTTAATAACTAAAACTTCTTCATTTGACTCAATATTTTACAACAAAAAACAAGAACAATATCAAGTTAAAAAAGATTATGAAGAAATAAATGTAAATTTCAACAAGCAATTTGTTTATATGTCATTTAATAAAAATACAGATATGTCAATAATAAACAATTATGTAAAGTTTCCAAGCTCTACAGCGTGGAATACTAGTGAATGTTGCTTTTATGCAGGAACAAACAATACTTTGTACTTAGATAAAAGCAGCAATAATAAAGCAAGATTTCTTGGTCATACTAATTTAAAGTCTGGCTTTGATATTGATGATTTTGTGCAATATTCAAATTATATAACTCATAACCCGCTAACGATATACCCAGACGACGTAATAGGGACAAGCGCAAAGTTTATAAACGGTAACAGTGTATCTAATCCTATTAGTGATTTTGGCTTTCCTTACTCGAACGAATATGAAGGAAAAAATGAAGTTCTTGTTCCAGCAAGTGATTTTATAAATGAAGATTTTATTTTAGAAAAAATACATGTTGAATTCAAATTGCAAAATTTTGCAATTTCAAATAACCAGAGTATCCCTTGCTTTAATACACTTAACTTTTTTGTAATTAATCAGAAAGAAGATATTAATACTATAAACAAACAATACGATAACCTTTTTTATGACGCAAATAGTGATTTACTGGAAATAGAGTATCAATTAAATCCAGGAACGAGTGGCGCAAATAGTCTAGAGAGTATAAATAGAACAAGAGACATTACAGATACAGCGTTTAGAAGTACTATTGACTTTAATGGACCTTTTTCTGAAGCCGAGTACGAAAGTTCAGGATTAGATAAAGTGTTGGAAGAATACACAATATTTAATGCAAACCCTGAAGACGACAAAAACAAGTCTAGAGAGCTCATTACTAGCATAAAAATTGCAAACATTGGTAACAAAGCATACGGCAGTTACTTTTCAACGTTAGAAGGATTTGATGCTGTAATAGAGACTGATGTTGATAACTCCAGCATGACTAATTGGGATGGTCAAAATGTATATGATAATATACTTAACAACGATTTTAAAACAGTCAAAGTAACTAAAGATATAAGTAGTTATAACAGTAACGATCACCTTAAAAGGTTTAGTATGTTTCACGTATATCCTAAACAAAGAAGCAGTAGATCTGGAATGGACATAACATCGGATCGATCATGGGCAGGGGTTGGAGAAAACGTTTTGGAAAATCCCGAGGGACATGTACAAAGCTATCTAAGACCTCAAGACAAATATTTATTTCCAATTGATGCAGGATCTGAAAATGAAATTAGTAATCCTTATATTTTAAAGCCTAAAGATAATTTGATTTTTGGTTTTAATTTTGCGCCAAGCATGTTGTTTAATGATGACACAGTTAATAGTAAAAAATATCAAGACTTAACGGGTCGTGACGTTGTTGTTTTAGATTTAAGTAATTTAAAAATAAAATTATTAGGAAGGTATATTGCAGAAGGTAAAGTTTTCAAGCCAAAACTTAATGAATTTGAAAATAAAAATGTAAAAAAAATAAATGAGTTTGCTACAAACGTTGTTGATAAAACAGGATTACCGCAACAATTCATGTTAAAAGGTGTCTATTATGATAGCTATTCTTCTTATAGCGAGTATCCTAACGCAATATCTAGTGGTAAAAATTCATTTTCTAATATGATTAATATCCCGTTGTCAATTAATAGTGTGCCTCAAGGATGGACAACGCTTGACGGATTGCATTTACATTTTAACAATGTACGGTTATCAAGAGATGATTTATATTTTAACAATGTAAATGATGAAAGAATAATTGATGAAAGAATAGCTGTATACCAAGCGGGTTTAGGCTATACAGATATGCAAATAAGCAATGAATTCTACAGGTTTAGTGTTGACCATTTTGGACATTTTTTTGATAAAGAAAATAATCATCGTCATAAGGCTTTAATTCATGTAAAAAGAGGAAAGTCATATTTTAATGTAACAAAAAAGTTTAGAGTTAATGGTCTCTATACACAAAAAACTGGCAATTCTAGTGATGGTGCACAACACGTTATTAATAGTTACAATAAGGATTCGCATGCAAGAATAGGTAAAACAACTTATGAATCTACTGAAGGTGCTACTGCTCAATATTTATTATATCTTGGCGAAATAGGCAAGATTGTTGATGGCGAATCTAGTTTTATTTTTATTGATGGCATGCCACAACCTGAAGCGAGTTAACTTAAAAGAAAAGAAGTAAAAAATGGCAGGATTTTTAGATAAAAAAAGAAGATTGATAGATTATAAGCTTACTGAGTATGGAAGAGAAAAGTTGTCTAAGGGTGACTTAAGCTTTAAGTTTTTTACTTTTTCTGACAAGTCTTTGTTTTATGATTCTAACTTGACTAGCGAATATGATTTTAAGACGTCATCATTAGAAAGTTTTATGCCTTTTGAAGCAAGATTTAGTGAGGGAAACATAATAAATCCTGAATTTGTTTTGTCTAATACAATAAAGTTTGAAAGCAAGTCAAGAAGCAAGTTATATACAGTTCAAAGTAGTGATAGAACAGTAGCTGAGATTATTAGTGATCAACAGTTTTTAGATGATAGAGATGTTGATAACAAATCGCAGCATGATGAAATTCTTTTTGATAGAGTGTTTAGAAAATCAATATATGATTTTAAAAATAACGAGTTTATATTGCAGTATCCTACTATTAAATTTCCTGTTGAAAGTATTGTCAATATTCCTTCTATAAAAAAAGATTATAGATTTAGACATTTTACAAGAAATAAAAAATTAGTGCCTATAAGCAAAAGTGGTGTTTCTGTTAATTTGGGGCAGGAAGAAGACTTTAATAGTTTAGAGTATTTATTTAAAAATTTAGAAATTGAAAATTTAGATATTAATTCTTTAAAAGATAGAGAGAAAGTTATAAATGTAATAATTAGAGAACTTTCAAAAGACAAAGGAAGTATTTTTAAATTAGAATATGAGTTTTTGCAAGACAATGCCAAAGAAACTGATGAGTATTTATTTGAGCTTCATTCAATTAAAGACAACAATTTATCCAAGTTAGTGTTTGTAAATTTAGGTGAGTTTATAGATAGTATAGAACAAGACCAGTTTACTGTGTATCTTATAGGAAAAGTTGTTCGAACAATAAATGAAAAAGAAAACTTTAACAAGGAAAATAGAACTTTGATTTTTGATTTAAACAAAGACTATGTGTTTTTAAATATTTTTACAATGGTTATTAGATAATGAGTAATATAATAAAGTCAGTAAATGTTAACAGTATTAAAAAGACCACAGATTCCATATACGTTCCAGTCAGAATAGATATAAAAAGCGCTGCTGCTAAAGATGCTCGATATATTAAGATAGTAGTGTTACCTCAAAAATTTAGCACTAATCAAAGCACCACATCAAATTTTCCAAAGAATGTTAACATGGAAATGCCAGTATTTGTTAATGATAACAAAATAGATCCAGAAGAAATGGGAACAAATAGCACGCCTTATATTTATAAAAATATATTTTCAAAAAACATTGCAAGCAACTTGCTGCAAACAGATTTTAGTAAACTTGAAATATACCCAGAGAATTCTGATATGTTTTTTGATGAATATATTGTTAACATTCCAAAAAGAAACATATCAATAAATTTATTTACAGATTCTAATCAAGAAAATCCGCATTATTTTATAGTTTACTGTCTAGACACTAATGAAAACATTATTGATTATACCATTACTAATTCACCTTCTGAAACTTTTAAAATTGAAGACTATCCTGACGCAAGCCCTGAGTTTATAAAAGAAGCGTTTATTGATGAAATAGGTTCATCTTTAGATATTGTCTGGAATCCTTTGACGTTTAATGACTTAAATGTCATACAGACTGGACCACATGTTAAAATAAATTACTTAAAACTATTGATGTTTTATAATACAATTAATAACAATCCTACTAATAACAATCCTACTAATAACAATCCTACTAATAACAATCCTACTAATAATTCAAGCTATCAAAATCCTACTAATAATGAGATAAGTCAACGTTCTATTGACAACACTGAATTAGCAGAAAATTTACTTTTGGCAAATCTAGACTTTGATATTACTTTAAGATATTTTGTTGATGGAAATGAAGAAAGCTTTCAAACAAAGTTAGAAACAACGCCTTTTATAATAGAGGGTGAAGGAGTTGTGATAGCATCAAAATTATTTGAAGCTGCAAACAATACAGCAAAAAGGTTTTCTAATAGTTTGACAAAAATAATATTTAATGTCGAGAGTGAGGGTTCTACAAATACCGTAGCTGACAAGTTTTCAAATAGCTTTATACCTAATTTATATAGATACTTTAATGATAATGCAGTAGAAAATATTGACATGGAAATTACTATATCATACGAAAATTTTTCGTATACAAAAGATATATCTGTGTCTAAAAACAACTTTATGCAATATTTTTCCAAGTTTTTAGAATTTAACAGAAGAGAAATTATAATAAACACTTTTAACGACAAATTCAATTCAGAAGTCATAATGAGTGATAAAATAAATAAGTTTGCTGTTAAATTAAGCGTAGATAAGTTTAACTTTGGTTCTTATTCATTGGGCTTGTTAAACAATTTTTCAATATTGAGGTTGGCTGTCGATGAGAGAATAGTCAACAGGCTTTACTTGGATGACAATCTTACAGAAGACAACTTTATAAATAATTTTAATAACAACAATTTCTATATTAACTCTGTATTTAACAATGAAACCATTACAGACTTTTATTTGAAAAACGTTACTGAGGGTAGTCAAATAAAGATAGTCATAGAAGGCGTTGAAGTTTTTGAAAATAGTCACGACAAACCCGAACTTATGAAAATAATAAATGTTTTCCCAGACTATTTTAGTTATCTTGGAAACTTGTATGACCAATCAACAGTTGCTTCTGATAGTATGCGAATTAGCAAAGTCGATGTAGTAAAAACTCAAAAAGACTTTTACAAGATTTTTAATGTTTCATTATTGAACAATCAAATTTTAATAAATGTTAACATCAGTGATACTATAAATAGAGAACTATTGAATACTGTGTTGGATATTGATCTAAGGGGCGACTCAATCGGAGACAGCGTATTAAAAAACAAGATTCAAAGTAATGCAATAGTGACAGCAAAAGTATTTTCAAATTCATCTAAGAAGTTTTTATTTACTATTTATAGAAAACTATCTGATCTGGATTTTGTTGATGAAAATACTATAAAATTAGATTTATCAAAAGAAATAAACGTTTCATTAGAAGATATAAAAGTAGAGGTTAAAGGATTTCTCCTTAACAAAGGAATGATTGATGAGTTCGGGAAAAGTCAAAGTGATGATACGTTTAAAAACAAACTTACGCTTTTCTTGACTAGCTTGATTTCTAATAGATTTTATTTGATAGAACAGTCTATTAATATTATGTGGTTTAGTGAAGTCAGAAGTAATGATAAAATAATCAATGAAGTAGGTAAACTTTTAGACTCTTCAAAAGTAATACCACCGAAATTGTTAGTTTCTACAACACCGAAAATAGATAATAATAAAGTAATAGAAACAAACAAAGCTCCAAAGCTAGACCTTTCATCCTTGAGTAAAGATATATTTTCCTCTTACACTAAAAATCATAAAAACAAAGAAGGCATTAATAGAAATATATTAAGTTATTGTTTAGACTTTAACTTTCAAAATATAGATGTAAAAGATGTAGAAAACAACGTTGTTTTTCATATAAAAGACAACAAGATTATTGTTGGCAGGAATAAAGACAAAAATGATTGTATGTTTGGATTTAGTTTAAAGAGAAAAAATAAGTTTTCTATTGACGTTAACGATAGCGGAACTAGTTCAATAAACGTATATAGCTTATTTGTACCTAGCTTTTATAATGAGTCAATTAATCAGGACATTATTAACATAAAAGATAGTAATGTAAATAGCGCTGGTTGCATAATAGACTTTGATTATATCGATATTATAAACAACTTCAAAACGTATAACAGATACAAAACAGAGCTTAAAATAGATAAGAAATTCAAAAAGCCTTTAAATTTCAACGAATCATTCTATAACAAAGCAAAGTATATTTACAATTCAAGTGGTAGATTAAAGTTAAAGTCTATTGTAAATAGAGTAGTATTAGAAATTAGTAAAAAAAATGGCGAAAAAAAGATATACGCTGTAAATTTTGATTTGGGATTTAATCCTATCGATAATAAAATTTCTAGTAATAATAAAAGTAATTTATCTATTGATATAAATAATAACAAGCTGTTTAATCCTAATATAATATTGTTATTCGACAAGTAAAGTGTAATATGTCAACATTTAATAATTCTAAAAGTAGTAAAAGTACAAACAAAAATAATAAAAAATATTTTTCAAGCGCCATTGCTGATGAAACTGGTCACAGTTTAATCAAAGAATCTGAGGAAAAACCTCTAACTTCAACTGCATCTCAAAGTCCGTTATCTCAAAGAATGACTTCTGACTTAACTAGTTCATCTTTAAATTCGTTAGGAGATACATCTATAAATGAAATCAGCAATCAGGCAAATAGTCTTGCTACAGACATTGGAGAACTTCCTAGAACTGCGAATATAAGACATCAAGAAGAAATAAATAGAGTTGTCAATTCATCACTGAGTGAAGATGAATACACAAGCGAGTTATACACGTTTTATAATAAGTCAATAGATATTAAAAGGTTAAGTCAGACTAAAGCTGTAAAGACATTATATGACAGTCTTAGCCTTGATAACTCATCAAATATTGAAAACAATAATAATATTAGCTTACTATCTCATGAAAATTATAAAATTACAAAGCTTGCGTCAAGCAAGTTTTCTTATATGGGAACTACAATAAACTCAAATGGAACATTTATACATCCAGATCAACTAAGTATACTAAATTCATCATATTACAATGGTAAATTAAGCAATATTAGCAAAAGATTTTTTTTTAACAACAAAGTAACAGATAGTTTTCAAGAAGTCTACATAGATAGCGTAAAAACAAATAGCGACAAAAAAAGAGACTATTTAAATTCGTTTGATGAGTTAGTTAAAATATCAAACGAATTTACGGCTAGTAAAAACTTTGCAAATCAAGTTATTGATTATGCGAGTAAAGGAAAGAATAATAACTACTTTGGAAAGATTATAAATTCAATATATAAAAATGACGCTATTGTAACGTCAAATATTGATACACATGTAAATGATGATTTTTTACTTATAAACAATGTTTCTAACAATACTGATACAGATAATTTTTTACATGAAAACTTGGAGTATGTTCTAGAAAATTATTATAAGCTAAAATTCAATGAACAAGTAGACGAAGAAGAAAGTCTAAGTATAGTAGACTCAGACGCATTCGTTGCAAGGTTAATTGGATACTGCGGCTTGTCTTTAGAAAATATTCATGACGGAAGTTTTACAGCTAACGATTATAAAAAAGAAACTGACTTAAATTTTGATTTATATGATACACTAATAAACAACAAAACACTAAAGACTATATCAGCTATTTCTTTAGTTAACGATTATAATTTACTTAAAGCAAACACAAATCAAACACAAATCAACATTACATCTCCTTATTACACTAATACTCTGCGACTCCCTTCAATAAAAAAAGTCGCAAATGAAATAGAATTCAAAGCTGATTCTATATTTTATATAAAAGATTATTACTTAAATGATGAAACTAACTTTTACAATTTTAAAAAATCTTACGCATTGCAATTTAAAGATAAAACACAGAAACGCTTTAGTCCGCCTTATATCAAAACGCATATTGATTTTGTAAAGAGAGATATTCCTTGGATGTCTGATAATGATTTGAAAAATATCGACTTATCAGTACCTGAGGTCGGCAGTTCGTCGATATCGTTGACAGATGCTAGGTTTGAAGCTAATTTTGGATTGAGCAAGTTAGATTACATGTCATATAGAAATAACTTGCTAGAAATTGATGCTTTTGTTCACCAGAGCAAAAAAAGAATTTCCCTTATATACTTCGATGCAGATAGTGTAGTTAGGGAAACAAACAAGGATGACTCCAACAATATAAAATACCTATCAGCGCCGACATTTAGTTTTTACTCATCTTTTTCTTATGAAAGCGATTACAGCGAATCAGCGCTAGATGATGGTTTTGAAGCAAGTCGTATTAATTACGGTCACAATGACGATAGCAGAAGTCTTGGGTTTAGTGACAAAGATCTATTCGTTCAAAGATTTACTACACATCAAGGTGTGCTTTTCAACTTCGTCAAAAATGATGTTTTAAGGTATAGACCTAAATTATGGAATGAGCTTGACAAGTCAAGAGTATCTTATTCTTACTCTCCAAGCAATGTGACTAATTCACTTGAATATGAGGATTCTCTAAGGTTTTTTATTGATAGAAATTGGTCAGAAATTGCTATTGAAGAGAGTGGACCTGGTAAGATTAATACTAAGTTTTTTAGCGACATAGGCTTCGGCGCTGTCAGGTCTAGGGCAGGACATACATTAAAGAAGTTAACAGCACGTAACGCTATTAGCGATATTTCTAAAATACCCACAATAAAGTCAAAAGTGTATCTACCTTTTATATGTGTTTCCAATACTAATAAGTCGTATGATTTTAATAGCGATGATATAAAGACAAAGTTTTTAGATAGAAGTGACAGTTTATTAACAAGCGAAGAAGAAAAGTTTAGAGATAGAGTTATTTTGTCTTCTACATCGAGAGATTATCCGAACAAAGTTAAAAATTTTGTTAAAGACATTAAGCAAAAATCTACTTCTGGAGAAGGTGATAATGATTGGATACACAGGTCGTTTAGAATAAAGAGGAATTTATTTAGTTTAAAACAAACATTATTAAAAGACTCTGACTTTTACGGGTTTTTAAGGTCACATTCAAAAAAATGTGATAATATATTAAAAAGTAAGGTTGAT